TTACAGACTTCTGGAAGGTTGCGCAGCTCTTACAACACGCGGTTGATCTTCCGCAGCGTCTTCCAGCGCACTTAAATCACGGTCTTTCACTTCTGGCATTTTCAGCGCAGAGATTAAACCAATCACTGAATATGCCATGATCATAATGGCGATCGGATACCAGGATTCCGTCATGGTGCAGAAAATACCCGCCAGGATAGGACCAAAACCGGAAGCGATAAGACCACCAATTTCTTTAGAAATAGCCATCCGGGTAAAGCGGTTTTTACAGCCGAACATTTCTGCCATGGTAATGTTTTCCAGAGCAAATAATCCCAGCACCGCACAGTTATGAATCACAATCAGTGCAACCATAATGGTGCTCGGGGCATAGCTTTTATCTACGATGATAGAAAGCATTGGCCATGCCAGCACAATCGCGGAGGTATTCATAATAATATACGGGATCCGGCGACCAATTTTATCGGATAACCAACCAAGGAACGGAATGGTCATAAAGCCGGGAATCGAACTGATCATCAATGCATCTGTTGGAATTGCTTTGTTAAACAATAACGTCTGTACTAAATAGCCTGCAAGGAAAGTCTGAATTAACCCGGAGTTACCTGCCTGACCAAAACGCAGCCCTGTTGCCAGCCAGAAGGATTTGCTCTGGAATATGCTACCAGCAGGTGCAGGTTTTGCTGTCGGTTGGTTGCTGTCGTTAACCTTCTCAAAGACCGGGCTTTCTTTCAGATTCATACGCAACCAGATAGCAAAGACCATCACGACAACGCTCGCCAGGAACGGTATACGCCATCCCCACGCCAGCAGTTCCTCTTTACTGAGAATGAAGAACATAAAGGCCCAGATTGCCGTTGCGCTCAAGGTTCCGCAGTTAGTTCCCATAGCCACAAATGAGGAGATAATTCCGCGCTTACCTTTTGGCGCATATTCCGCCAGCATCGTACCGGCACCGGAAATTTCCGCACCTGCACCCAATCCCTGAATAATACGCAGCGTCACCAGCAAGATGGGGGCAAAAACACCAATCTGTGCATAGGTCGGTAACACTCCAATTAAGGTGGTACAGATCCCCATCATGGTGATGGTAATAAAGAGCACTTTTTTACGCCCTATTCTGTCGCCCATTTTGCCGAAAATAAATGCTCCGACAATACGCGCCACATAACCTGCACCGTAGGTTCCCATTGCCAGAATTAACGCCATTGCCGTTGATGATTCAGGAAAAAATATTTCATGAAACACTAACGCTGCGCCGAGCGAATATAACTGGAAATCCATAATTCATAGATGTTTTTTACTATTCTGTGGGTTTTTGGGTGTTTTCTAAGTTTTTTCAGATGGTTGTATTTTTTCTAAAAATCCCTAATCTCGATTTTGCTGTTTATTTGAGGCCTTTTTATGTCCCATATATGCCCCACAGATACCCCGCAGCCAAAATCAACAAAATGCCAAAAGGTTCTGTTCCTGCCCTGCAACAAGAAATGCTGCGACGTGTCAGTAAACGTTATGACGATGTAGAAGTGATCATCAAATCCACCAGCAACGATGGCCTTTCAGTTACTCGCACCGCCGATAAAGATTCTGCAAAAACTTTTGTTCAGGAGACGCTGAAAGATACCTGGGAGTCTGCTGACGAGTGGTTTGTTCGCTAATTAACGAGTAAAATCAGTAACGGCTGGAAATCATTCAATACTCGCACTATCGAAAGTTCACCAGCCAACCGCAGCACGTTCTTGCATACGAGGTGCCGCGTTTTACATGCTGTACCGAGAATTAATTTCATTTTACGAAAAGTTAACCCGCCATTGCTATCTTAATTTTTTAAAACGAAGTTACCTCTGTCAGAGTCAAAAGCACAATTATCTCTTCCTACAATCATTGAAACTGCGATTGATTCCCTGCTCAAAGGATGAGCCGCCCTTGTTTTAACAAGATATATTAATGACATTTTATCATACAACATACAAACATTTGAATTCATTGAATTCCTCATAAATACCCCATCTTCTGGTTCACATAATGTAACAGGGCATGTTCGTAAGCTCTCTGGCACTTGCAATTGTGCATGCTCCACATTAAATGCACATACTTCAATTTTATCTAACAACTCCTCTAACTGGTAGTTAGAAAGCAATTCCATATTTTCGAGCATCTCAATTTCACGCAGTACTGTAACTTCACGGCTTGTCAAACTACCATGATTAAGTGTACGTTCAATATGTTCTATATATTGAAGGCCAATCTGGATGTTATCATTCGATAAACCATCCTGGTTAAGACTTCCCATAAAATATCCATTTACCTGCATAGGTCGTATTGACACCATCAACTCACCCAGTCTTACTTGAGCTTCTCCACGAATAGTCTGATTACGTATCTCAGACAAGGTTTCTTGAGGAATGTCAGACAAAAAACTAACCCCAGGTAAAATATAAGGCGTTAAATCTACAGGCATTCCTCTCCCTCCATTTTAATAATTTAATTTTGCTTTAGTAAAAAATAAAAATACACAAAACTATATTTATAGCATTAATTATCACTTACAACAAAAAGCTTCTCTTTTTGCATCAAAGTGACATTCGTCTTTTCTCATAATCATTGATTCTGTTATAGGTTCTCGACTCAGAGGATGAGTTCCACCAGTTTCAACAAGTTGCACTAACGCATCCTTATCATATAGAGAGCATATCTCAGCACCTCGTGAGTTTCTCATGAACACTCCAGTCTCAGGTGTGTCCAGCGTTATCGGGCATGTCAAAAATGACTCCGGGCAAGAAAAGTGATTAGAATCCGTTCCAAATACACAAGAATTTATTTTTTCCATTAATATTTTATTACCTGTTTTATTTTCTCTGTGTTCTGCCATGACACTCTGAAAATAGTTATTAACACTACTTAAAAAATCGACACCTCCATTTAATTGCCTTTCCAGAGCCACAGCCCTTCTATCCATTCGATGCTCACGCCCCAATAGCCTATCCAGTAAGCCTCCTCTCACCGGTTCAACTGAAAATCCATCCAGTAGTTGGACATAGTGAACAGAATATTGGCCACTACCAATGGATATTCTTATTCCACTTTCAAGTCTGGCTGCATCCTGCAAAGACTGTACTCTTGCAGGAGATAATTGAGATATACTTGGGATACTTAAGGTGGTAACAGGCATAAAAACCTCATTCAGTAATTCATATCAGTTTGCAGGATGTTTCATTAAATAAAATAAATGGTAATGTTCATTTCAATTACCCTTTATAATGAAGTTTCCTCTGGTATCGTCATAAATGCATTCTTCATGTTTTACAATTATTGATGCCGTTATTGGTTCCCGGGTCAGTGGGTGGGGTAAGCCTTCACCAACCAAACGAGAAAATGCAGCGGCATCAAATAAAGTACATACATCTGAACCATCTGAATTCTTCACAAAAATACCTTTTTCAGGCTGCTCCAGTGTAATTGGACACTGAATAGCCTCAAGCGGGCACTGAAGTCTCTCTGGACAAACAGAAAACTTACATTGAGATATTTTGTTCTGAATACTCTCTTGCGATTGTGCTTCACCTGAGTCCGAAAGCATACTTAGCATTCTCTCACCAAGGGCTCGAGGACCACTATTAAATCCCAAAAGCAATAACTCAGAAAGCAATCCGCCATTACCGCCACTGGATGAAAAGCGCCCATTAGTAGAATCATACACAATACTGACAGTTTCACCACCGACTGTAATATCTCCGCGCCCATTGGCTACAATTCGGGCACGAACAACCTCCACCCCAAGATTAAATGAATGTGATCTAATATCTGAGGTTAATGGCATAACAAAGCTCCCTATTTTAATTTGAACTCCAGACTTAAATAGCTGTAACAAACATCCCCCATACGTGACAACAAAAAACCGGAGCCGGACTCCGGTTTTTGTGAAGCTGTCGGCTATTTCATCCCGCCAATATTTTCCCACGTCCCGTCAGCACGCAGGATTTGCAGCGGTCTTACCACACACTGTATCTGCTTTTTATCCGCATCCAGTATCACCACCTGCGTGATTACCCTGTCCTGCTCCGGGATAATACCATTCTCATCGGACTCCAGAATGTCTGCCGGTCCCAGTCGCAGCTGTGCTGTAAGTAACTCCCCGTTTTCACGGTCATCATGCTTTCCGCAACCGCACAGACGCTGCATAATTTTTTTTAATATGTTCATGTCATTCTCCTGTTCTGCCTGTATCACTGCCCACTTCATCCAGCCCCTTAACATCCTGCCACGGCCCGTCACCAAACCTGACCTGCAAATGCTGAAAAAAACCCTGAACCCGTGTGGCATCTTTGGGGTCAAGAAAGGTCAGTCCGGTGATGAGTGCGCCATCTGTATCCGGGAACCAGCCATGGCTGTTTGTCTCAATAATGTTTCCCGGCCCCAGACGGAACCGTATTTGCGTCTCCCCCGGGTCGCCCTTCGGCCCCTGAGGTCCGGTTGCCCCCACCGGGCCAGCCGCACCTGTTTCTCCTTTCGGTCCCTGTGGGCCTGCCGGGCCTGCCGGGCCTGCCGGACCAGCATCACCTGCCGGCCCCCTTTCACCGGTTGCCCCTGCCGGACCGGTGTCTCCACGCTCTCCTTTATCTCCCTTCGGCCCCTGAGGACCCGCGGGACCCGGTTCCCCCTTTGGCCCGGGAGGCCCCACCACCGTGGGGATTCGGTTTACGGCCTCTTCCGCCGCTATCCTGCTTTGTTCCGCTGACTGTGCGCTTTCTGCTGACTCCCGGGCTTTTTCTGTTGCGGTCGTTGCATCCCTGGCTGCATTACCGGCTGCACTTTCTGCCGTCTTTTTTGACAACTCAGCATCTGCTGCACTTTGTGATGACTCACTGGCTTTTTGAGCGGCCGCAGAGGCCGAGGACGAGGACGCCTCCTCTGACTGCTTTGCAGCGGCTGCACTTTCTGCCGCCTGCCGGGCTGACTCCGATGCATCCCCTGCTGAAGTGTCAGCATTTGCCGCGCTCTCTTCTGCCTGACTGGCTGATATGCCGGCATTCCTCGCGGACGTCTCCGCCTCTCCGGCATTCTTCTTCGCCTCCTCAGCGTGACGCGCCGCTTCTTCCACCATCAGTTCAAAACGACGCAGTGCCTCCGGCCGGACGTCATCCTCCGACATGGCACCGAGAAAATCATTCAGCGTCCCCGGTTGAGAATCTTCATACACGGTGATGGTCCCGGCATGTGACGGCGGGAACCCTTCCACCAACAGAATAACGCTGTACTGACCGTACTCAACGTCCATGCTGTAACGACCGGCTTCATCCGGATTTTCAGAGGCCACCGTGTTCACCACCACCGTGGCGCTGTTACGTCTGGCTTTCAGTTGAATGGTGCAGTTCTCTACCGGTTTTCCTGTGCCGTCTTTCAGTACACCTGAAATCTTTACTGCCATATTCACCCCACAAAAAAGCCCGCCTGAACCGGCGGGCTGTCATAACACTGTGTTACCTGGCTAATCAGAACTTATAACCGACACCCACGATGAAACCGTCAGTGCGCCAGTCGCCACTGCCGGAGCCTTCATAAGCAATATCAATGGCCACGGATTCGGTCGGGTTAAACTGCACGCCAGCCCCCCACGCCAGAGACGTGTTGCTGTGGCGACCGTCATCACTTCCGGTCAGCACATCGTGCGTTTTCCCCTTGTTGTCAGTTACGCGAAGATAATCCCCGGAGAAAGTCGACACACGGCTGTAAGCCACACCCGCCATCGCATACGCGCTGAACCATTCATTCACGCGCACAGACGGCCCCGCCATTACGCTGAACCAGCGGTTACGAACGGAATCTTCATGCCAGCGGGTATCGCTGTAACGGGTAAGCTGGCGATTCTTGTCTCCTGCATAGCTGAATGACGTCACCAGCCCCAGCGTGTCCGTAAATTCATAACGGTATTTCACGTTAATCCCGTTAAGATTATCGCTACCGGGAGCGCTCGTCCGGGCATGAAGATACCCCGCGCTCAGCGTGGCCTGCTGCTCAGACGCCCATGCAGGCGCGCCGGATACGGCCAGACAGATGGCTGCGGACAAAATGGCGGCATAAAGTTTACGCATAATTACCTCTCGCTTTTCTGCAATAAAAAAGGCGCCATTTCTGGCGCCCGTATATGGGTTATAAAATTCAGCTGATACTGATACCTGCTGTGGATTTTTTCATCACCACAACCAGCAGATCGCTGATACTGGTTGTTGGTGTCCAGTTATTCGCTCCTGATGAAGATACGGTGAATGTCAGTGTCAGCGTCCCCTGTCCGGCAGGCATATCTATAACTGAGGAAAATACGCCCTGAGCATCCGTCGTGGACTGATTAAAAATCTCCTGACCATTGCGGGTCACTCTTAACCGGCAGGTTGAATACCAGTATGACTGTTGGTTATTACTGTTGAAATTCTCATGCTTACCACCGCGGAATAACACTGGCGGTATCATGACCTGCCGGTCAAACTTCTGATCATCACTGATTCTTACCGTGATGGTGCCACTGGCATAAGTGCTCGTGCGGGGGAAAGACTTGCTGACCGTTTTGACAATATCGCCTTCAATCTGGTTGGCTGACAGTTTCCCCTTAATCTGACAGTTCTCATTAATCGTGACGTTGTTGAGCGTCCCTGAGTTCGCATTCACACTGCCACTGATATCCGCATTTTTCGCCGTCAGTCGCCCGTCCGGCGTCAGGGAAAACGTCGGGGGATTGCCGGACGAGGTGATACTCACCGCAAACAGTCGCTTCAGGAACACGTCGTTCATGAACAGCTGATTCCCCTGCGCCACAAATAACGGCGTGCTGTTGCCGCTCTCCGGATTTATCATCGCGATACGGTCAGCCAGCAGCAGTATGTTGCTCAGTGGCTGGCCATCAGTATCCTCAATCCCTGCACCAATCCCGGCCACATAGGGAATGCCGTCTTTCGTTTTTTGAACCTTCAGCATGTACAGCGCAGCCAGGTCATCATTTGTGTCCTTCTGCACGCGCTGTATCTGCTGTATAGTGGCGCTCTGGTTCTCCAGCGTTTTACTGACCGTCTGTGTGATTTCATTGCGGGTTTCCGTGATGGTGGTCTTCATCTCCGCCATCTCATCCGCAAGCTGGCTGTTGTCTATCAGCTCCCATAGCCCCTGAGCCAGATGCAGTTTTCCTATTTTTTCCCGGAAAAATTCCAGATACCCTTCACCATCATTGCTGGGCTGCCCGCTGACTTCCACAAACGCAGATTTCCCCACCAGGTTGACGCTGCGCACGTAAAACCAGAAATCCGTCCCCGGCTTAATCCGGCTTCCCTGGACAGTCCACTGACTGCCGCTCCCCAGATAACGGGCAGATTTTTCCACCTGTGCCGTGTTCGTGATGCGTTTTTCCGAAAACCAGAACTCAAACTGCACCGTCGGGTCATACACCGCCAGCACCGGTACCGCCGTTATCTGAAAATACCCCGGCGTCAGTTCAATGGTGGCGGGTTTTGCTGGCGCGTTAATCCGGAAGGTGGTGATGGCCGGTTCCCCCTGCTGGCCATAACTGTTAATTGCCCTGACTGTCAGGGTGTATTCCCCGAGCGGCAGACCACTGAAACGATGCTCTGTATCCGCAGTGATGGCGGTGGTCACCAGACGGCTGTCCTGACCGCTTCCACTGGTCAGGCGCAGACTGAAGCGCACGCCCTTCACCACCCGCGGCGTGTCCCATTTCGCCTGCGCCAGATACTGGCTGTCAGCTGCACTCACCTCCACCGTCAGGTGCTGCACTGCCGGAGGGATGACGCTGTTCAGGGTGCCGCTCTGGTCGCCGTCAAAGTGCGCCCCGTTATCCACGATGGCTTCTTTTTCCGGTACGTGCTGCACTGCCGTGATGGCAAAGGTGCCGTCCGTGTTTTCCCGGATGGAGACACAGCGGAACAGGCGACGACGCAGTGACGGCAGGGAGAGCCCCCACACACCGTATGTCTCCACGCCATCCGGCAGGGTGCTGACCTGTATCCGGTCCGGCGCGGGGTGTGCAGTGATGGCCACGCTCACCGGCTTACCGCTGCCGTTAATCAGGTTCACCGTGGCGGCACCGGTCTCCGGCAGGGTCACCTCACGGTCCAGTGTCAGGGTGCGGCTGGCGGCATCGATGGACAGGATACGTCCGCCGGTCATGGTCCCGGCATAGTCGTTATCACAGATTTCAATAATGTCACCGGGTGTGTGACGCAGCCCCTGTGACCCGAGCGTGAAATCCACCGTCTGCGTTTCCAGCAGTCCGGTCTTTATCACCCACAGCCCGGCACGGTGGGCCTGACCGCGACTGGTACAGCCGAACGCATCCATCTTCAGCAGGTTGCGCCCGTAGCGCAGTATGGCTTCCGGGTCTTCCACCAGTTCCGTGGAGGTCTGCCAGCCGTTCTGCGGGTCGGTGTAATTCACCTCCACCGCCGTGTGGCGGTCCTTCAGGGCGCTGAAGCTGTAGCGAAACCCCACGCCGTTATCATCCACCACCACATCACTGTTGGTGTAGGGCCACACCACATCTGACGGACGGTCCTGCACAAACGTCAGCGTCTGCCCGTTCCATACCGGCATACAGCGCATCGCCGAGCAGAAATCACTGAGAACGTCCCACGCCTTACGCTGTTGTGACAGGTACGCATTGAAAGTCATCCGCGGCTCTGTGCCCCCGAAACCATCCGGGACCGTCTGGTCGCAGTACTGCGCAATGGCATACAGCGCCCACTTGTCCACATCCGCCGCCCCCAGGCGTTTTCCCATGCCGTAGCGCGGGTGAGTCAGCATGTCCCACAGGCACCAGGCCGGGTTGTTGCTGTATGCCGGTTTCAGGCTGCCGTCCCAGATGCCGCTGTACGTGCGTTTTTCCGGGTCATAGTTTGACGGCACCTGGATGATGCGACCGCGGATATGGTAGTTCACCGTCATCTGCTGACCGCCAAACTGCTCCGCATCCACCTGCAGCCCCACAATGGCCGTGTTCGGGTAGCACTGTTTCACATCGATGATTTCGGTGTATGACGACCACAGCGTTCTGTTCTGCAGCTGGTCCGTGGTGCTGTCCGCCGTCTCCCTGACCATCCGGATGTTAAAGGGCCGGGGCGGCAGATTATCCAGAATCACCGACGCCAGGAACTGCGAGGTGGTCTTGCCGTTAATGGTGACATCCTTTTCCGTCACCCAGTTACCGTTACGCTGCAACTGAATCAGCAGTCGGACAGAAGAGTGATTACGGTCGCCCTTTGAGGTGGTCTCCAACAGTGACTGCACCCCGAAGGTGACCCGCAGGCGGTCAATGTTCGCGGACGTAATGGTGCGCGTCACCGGCTTTGCCTTCGTCACTTCCACGCCCAGTGCGGTTTCAGCTCCGGAGGACTCAAAGCCTTCCGGTGGTGTCTGCTCCTGCTCCCCGGCACGCCAGACCGCAGTCACACCGTGTATCACGGGATTACCGTCCGTGTCCGTCAGCGGGGTTTTGTTCACCAGAATACTCTGCAGCCCCTTCACCGGACCTTCAATCGGCCCTTCACCAATGGCGTCAATCACGCTCATCATCTGCGTGGACTTAAGATTGTCCTTTGCCTCTACCGGCGTGTGCCCCTTGCCGCCCCCTTTACCCACTCTGTCCCCCTCTCCTGTCTGATGTCTGAATCTGTTTATGCCAGAAAACAACAGGCACCCCGGAGGGTGCCTGTGTCATGACGGAATAAAATTTCTGAAACTCTTCACATTTCCGGCAATTGCCTGTAGCCGCAATAATGACGCTGCATTACTTTTTTGATGCCTGAAAAATAACTCCATAACGTTAATCTTCATCGTTCTCTCCCGCAGCTCCGCTAACTCTGCGGGATTTTTTTATTTTCATCCCCGCCCGATAACCACCACTTTCCCGTCTCCGCCCTCATCACGGGTGCTGATGTCCTGGGATATCCGTCGTGAACCAACCAGCATTTCACCATAAGGCACCGGCATCGGGTTCCCCTGGGCAATCATGTTATCCAGTGACGAAAAATACGTGTTCTGTTTACCGTTATCCGTCGCCCTGTACTCCGGTGTTTTTGCCTTCGGTGCCAGCATCTGGGCCACACCGCCCAGTATCATGCTGGCACCCAGTGAGAACAGCATCGTGGTGGCAGTCAGCCCTCCGGCACTCAGGGCTGCGCCCCACAACGCCATCGTTGCGCCGGCGGTGAAGAAAGAGCCCACGATGGCTGCCGCCCCCAGCACAATCTGCAGTCCACCCTTTCCGGCTCCGGCCAGTCGCGGCACAATATGGATGACCGCCCCCTCACCCAGAGGTTCGTGAAGACGGGCGTACACCGCCTCCGGTGCCGTGTCCTCACCGCGAATACGTATCTGGTACCAGCCTTCGTTCATCTGACGGCGGAATCCCGGCATCTGCAGCGACAGGGCACGGATGGCTTCCGCTGCCGTGTTCACGTACAGGCTGAGGCGGCGGCCAAATCGTTGCAAATCCCCGTGAAGGCAGATGCGTGCCAGTGGCGGTGACGCCAGACAGAATGCGTTCGTCGTTGCCATTTTTCAGAATACCTCTCCCGTTTACTCAGTTGTTCAGGCAGATGGTGAAGCAGTTCACCGTTGCCGCAGTATATGGCGGCATGATTGGCCACCGATGCGCCAAAGCAGCACAGCAGGATATCGCCCGCCTGTGCAGAGGACAGGGGCACCCGGTAAAAACCAGTCGCCGCCATATTGTCCAGGTAAAGGTTCTGACCGTTGCGCCACCAGTCATCCTCACGCTCAAAATCCGGCAGCGTTATCCCCGCCAGATGGTATGCATCCCGGAACAGGGTGTAACAGTCCGTCACCCCGTGCTCAAAACGACGCCCGGTCAGGTGCGGCACACAGCGGAATTTATGAATTTCCCCCCGGCAGACCAGCCACCAGGGCAGGGCACTCTTTATCTGCAGCCGCCGGTCGGCCTCGCTCAGCCAGGGCAGACCACCAGGGTGGCTGTGAACCAGCGCCACAATCTCCCCCTGCATCTCTGCCTGCAGCCAGTCTTCCGGCGCAATACGAAAATACGCCTCCGGCTCTGCGGAGATATTCACGCAGGGCTGGTACCGTTCGCCCTCCGGGGTGCCTATCACGAAGCCGCACGACTCCGCAGGCGCACACCGCCGGGCATGCACCAGAATCGCTGATTCAGTCTGTGTCATAAAACAGGATTTACTGCGAAAGTTTATTGATGGAAAGGAAACCGCCAAAATTAGCCACCATGCCGCGCATCTCACACCCGCGCATGCACTTGCTGCATCTGTCCTTACGGATATCCGTGGTGGGGTTGTCGAACTCATCCGCCACCGCAGGACCGTTATACCCGCATTCATCTCCCCGGTAATCCCACATACAGGTATTCGCCAGCATAATGCGACCGGGAAACAGCGCTCCGTCCGTCTCCGTCGGTGTCGCCAGCACAAACGAGGCCGTCATGGCCGTCAGCGATGACATCTGCTCCACCACCCACCGGTCCGTCAGCTCCTGCTCAGGGTCTGCCTCAGGATTGCCTGCCACAAAATTCACCGCATCCAGAAAACGGGCATACACCCGGCGGCGGACCACCGTGGCCCCCACCAGGCTCTGCAGGTCCTCCGCCATCCCGGTGACCAGACCAAACAGATTCGACACCGTCAGCGACGGTCTGGCACTGCTGCCCTTCCCGTTCATCTCAAAGCCACTGCCGTCAATCGGGTATGCCTGATATTGCCGCCCCTGCCAGGTAACCGCCTCCCCTTTTTCATTCAGCTCATTGCAGAAAAAATACCGCTCACCGCCCTGCGCCGTCAGGTCGATTTCCCAGAGTACCACCCGCGGTGACTGCTCTGATTTAACCGACTCGTTCAGACTTTCTTCGTGAATATCCTGCATCAGTTCACCACCTGCTTAAACTCCGCGCTGAACTCAACGCGCAACATCCCGACCCGCGCAGACCACCCGGCACAGGTCACCTTTATCTGCCGGTATGCATAGGGTGGCTTCCACAAAAATGCCTTCCAGCCTCCGTGCTCTGCCAGGAACGCTTCCAGATGCCGGGCCTCCTCCCGGGTCACGGAAAGCGTCACACGGTATGTTTTCAGGTCAGCATTCAGCCCTGCCGCCATACGCTGTGAGTACCCGTCACCAAAACGCACTTCACGCACCGATGGCTGCGAGTTCACCTCCATATCCGGCTTCACTTTCCAGCGAAAGGTTTTCATCGCCCGCTCCCCGATAACATACCGCCATCACGCAACTGCAGCCGGAGCTCATCCTGCGCCCCCTTGCGGGCCATGTCATACACCGCCTTCATCAGCTGCGGCCCCGCCTGTCCGTTGGTGCCGTCGTTCTGAATCACCACGTGATTGTTCTGATTAAAATTAATACCTTCCGCCCGCCGCATCTGCGCCGGACTTCCGGCACCACCCACATAACCACCTTCCGCATAGCCGCGCATCAGACGGTAAAGATTCCCCACACCTATCCGGCTGGTTGCCTCTTTCGTGAAAACAAACTCCCCGCGGTGAACTATCCCCGCAGGCTCATATTTGCCGCCCGTCCCCGTAAATCCTCCGGTCGCGAAATGGAAGTTCGCCGCCGCAGCCTGAATGGCCGTCCCCGAGGAAGCAGATGCACCACCACCGAAAGCACCGCCAATGGCGCTGCCGATACGCCCGACAATGCCCACCATGGCCTGTTTAAGCAGGATTTCTGTCATCATGGACAGCACCGAACGGGTGAATCCCCGCCAGTCTGCCTCTGCACCGGTCAGCATCGCCGCCATATTCTGTGCAATACCGTCAAAGGTCTGCGTGGCAGCACTTTTAACCTGCGAAAAACTGTCCGTCGCACTTTCCGCCCACTCGCCCCAGCCGGACTTCAGCCCGGCCATCCAGCTTCCACGAAGCTGCTCCTCCGCAGACCTGGTGTTCTTCAGTGCCGATGTGGCCTTCGCCAGCGCAGCCGGATTATCACCGTACACGTCCCGAAGACGCTGCGCTTCAGACTCCCGCTGCGCCTGACGGTCAGTGAGACCGCGGGCTTTTGCGCTGATGGCGGCCTGCTTCGCGCTCTGCTGCTCTTCAAACCGCACCGCCTGCTGTGCCAGCTCATTCAGGCGTTTCTGGTATTCAACCTTGTCGCCCAGCTCAGCCAGCTGGCGTTTGTACTCCAGCGTCTCGTCTTTATGCGCCAGCAGGGATTTTTCCTGCTCAGATAACTGTCGTTTCGTGGCAGCCTCTTTCAGGACCGCATACTGACTTTCCGCCTTCCATAAATCACGGCGCTGCCGGCTGATTTTCTCATTCGCACCGCTGTGTTTTTCCAGCGTCCTGAGCTCAGCTTCAAGGGCAAGCAGAGCCTCTCTTGCCTGCTCCTCTTCCCTCTCCCCGGCAGAGCGCGTTTTCGGTGATGTATGCTTTTTACCTGTCAGCTCTTCAGCCAGACGGCTGACGGCTTCCTGCTGCCCCGGACCTTTGCTGACGCCTGTTGCACGCGAGCGGTTGATGTACCCCATTTCCCCCTGGCGTATACGCGCATCCCGTTCCGCAATGGATTTTCTCAGCGCCAGTTCATCGCGTTTTGTTTTCTCAATAAATACGCGGTTCTCTTCTGCCAGTTCACCAAACAACGCACCAACGCCGGGCACATTCTTTGTCGTTTCCCAGGCTGACTGAATAAATTCAGCCAGCGCCAGATCCCCCTGCACAAGCAGCAGCTTCACTTGTTCAACGGTTCCGGCCACCACGTCAGTGATCAGACTGAGTGCCCCCAGTGTATGATCACCTATCCATGCCCATGCGTCAGAAGTCCAGGTTTTAACATCGTCCCAGATTTTTTCCACCGGCGTGGCCGCTTTATCAAGTTGCTCCAGACGTGCATTCATGACATCCGCAAACAGGGACATCGCCTCCGTCACCGCAACCTGTTTACCTTTCGTGCGCTCAAGCTCATCAATATGGCGTAACTGGGAAACGCTCAGGAAGTTATACTGCTGATTCAGGGAGGCCAGCGCCTTCACCGGATCTGCTGCAATCCCTTCAAAGGCTTTTTCCACCTTCCCGGCATCGTCCCCCACCGTCTGCAGCCATCTCTGAGAGGTTTCCCCCATGATCCGTAGCTGCCCGGCGGTATATTTCCCGCTTTCTGCCAGACGGGCCAGATTTTCTGCCGCCTGTCTGATACCACCACCGGCTTCATCGCTGATCACCCCGGCCATTTTCCACAATTCTGCCGTTGTGGTGGCAGCCGCCCCTCCGGTCAGGATCAGTGAACGCAATAAGGCCCGGTCAGCCTGCTCTGCCTGCCAGGCGGCGGCAGCAAGCGCGGCCAGTACGGCAACCCCGCCACCTGCCGCCACACGGGCCACCGACATAAATCGTCCCAGCTCACCGGCATTCCGGGCATTTTCAGCCAGTGCATTTGCCGTATCTGACAGCGACTCCTCTGATGATTCAGAGGCATCCCTGATCCCGAGAAGTTCCTCCTTCAGCAGGGTAAGCAGGCTGAGCGGTCCACCGAATGAATCGCTGATCTGCCCCCCCTGCTGCAGCATGATAAGGAAGGGATTCTGACCACCGGCAAGCTGAGTGACAATATCCGTGAACTGTGCGGGCAGTGTGCGCATGGCAGCCTTATACTGTCCGACTGATATCCCGGCTTTTTGTGCCGCCAGCGCCTGTCGGCTCAGCCCCTGTTCAACAGTACTGGCGGTTTTTCTGGCATCCGCCTCCAGACTGGAAAAATGACGGCGTACCCGGGCCATCTGTTCATCAAACCGGGCCGCATCCAGACTCAAATCAATAACCAGATCACCCGCTGGCTGGGACATATCTCACACCTCCGGAAATCCCCGCTGAAGCCATCATTAATGCAACATCATCCTCGCTGACATCCACCACATCCGCAGAAGGTGAAATATCGCGCCCTCCGTCCCCTCCGAACCGGACGCCTCCGGCAACTCCTGTCGCTTTCTGCATCAGCATTTCTTCCTCGTCCGGCATCTCCGTCTGCTCTTCCTCACACGCTGGAGCAAGCAGACTGAAATCCGCCGGATGCATATCCGGATCGCCAAAAAACAGGCTGAGTACGGCGTACATCAGCCCGGAAAAATGAGCGTCCAGTTGGGTATCCTGAAAATAATGCGTGCAGTAAAAACGTCGCCAGTCGGCATATTCGGTGGATGTCATCCCGGCAAGCATGGCGCGCCAGTCGGGTCTCCCCATCTCTCGCGCCAGTTTCAGGACAAAGTTCAGCTCGCCTTCGAATGCTTTTTTGATGTTACCGACTCAGTCGCTTCTGCTTTACCGGTTTGTTCAGGATCGGCATCGTGCCGGTTATCCAGCATACCTGAAAGATAAAGCACCCGGTTCGTTGCCTGATTCAGTGCATCAGCAGGCCATCCCAGCATCACTTCACGGCGGATCTGCTGCATCTCTGTCTCCGGAGAGGCCAGAGTGCCTTTGAGGGAATGGGAATGCCATAGCGACATCGCCACAAGCAGGGATGCCGTTTCCAGATATCGCTGGTTAATGTGCACGACATCATGCTTCGTTGTCTCCTGTTGTTCTGCGTCTGAAACAAACTTTATATAATCAAACCGCTGCAGCGCAGACAATTCGGAAAGCGTGACGGACACACCGTTATATTCAAATTGTTCTGTTTTCAGAAACATGTATTACCTCCGTTTACCCTGCAGCGCCCGCTTCAGTAACGGTGACTTCAGCCACTGCGGCGAACTGACCATTTCCGCTCACCACAGGGATCTGCACCTTACCTGTCGCCACGCCGTTTACCGTAATTGTCATATCTTTCACACTAATGGTGGCTTTCGACGGATCGGCGGAAACCGCTCTGAACGTCTTGTCGGTTGCACTTTCCGGCTCAAAAGAAACAGTCAGGGTGGTTGTTTTCCCTTTTGCCACCGTACCGGATGTCGGTGTCACCTTAATTGCAGTGGCCGGCGTAATTTCGCTGCGTTCTTCCGCCACGGAAGGTTTGCCCACGTTAGTGACTTTCACCGTGCGGGTGATCACTTCTTTCGCCGTCACGGCCTTACCGATACTGCTGACCCAGCCACGGAACACATCCACCGTGCCATTTGGGAAACGGATTTTATAGGCCCGCACATCCCCGCTTTCAAACCAGCCTATAAGCCCTTTCTGACCTTCTTCTCCCGGTTTCCAGGCCAGCGTAAAACTGGTATCTCCTGCAGACTTCTGCCCCTGCCCGGTCGCGGTCCAGTCCGCGTCTTCATCATCCAGGTAGTTATCATCGTAGGGTTCTGCCGTCATCTCGCCCGGCGTCAGATCCTTCACCTTAGCCAGTCGCTGCCAGTCATCGTCTGACAACGGGTTTGCATAAGCATCACCCTTGCCGTTGTAAACCCACAGAGTGGTACCGGCACCTTTTACCGGCTCAAGGGGATTTGGTGTTGCCATATCGTCCTCACATCTCGTATGTAATGGAATAAGTCAGATCCGCAGAACTCCATAACGCCATATCGTCATCACGACGATACTCATAGCCCTGCGTAACCATCGTCGTAATCAGGTCTGCCAGTGCCGGGATCGCAGTCACCGCCGGATAAATCCGGCTTTCCATCCACTGATCAAGCTCCGAATCCGGTACCTGTGCCGGTAAAAACACCTCAATATGCAGTGTGGCCCGCCAGGTATCTGCATCCAGCTCTTCACCGGTATACTCTGCATCCGTCAGATAAACCGCGACGGCCGGAAAATCCTCTTCGTCAAAAACAACGGGGCGACCATCAAACAGCGTCGCCCCGTGTTCATGCAGCTCCAGTGCATCCAGCACTGCCGCACGGATATCAGTATGTTTCATCGTTTTATCGCAATCCTAAGTTGTTGTTTCAGCGCGTATGCCAGTTCTCCGGGCAGACGTTCACGCCGGATACGGTCAATATTCTCATCAAACGCCTGTTTCAGTGGGGCCGCCATCGGGATTTTCACCACATCAATGGGGTAACGGTTTTTCCCGGCCACACGCTGCATGACATGCCAGCGACCATTTTTTAATCGCTGGATAAATGCCCGCTGATACCGATGCTGACCAGCTTTAAGTATGCTGTCCGGACGACGGCCCAGCATCCTGATCCCCAGCTTAATCACAGGGAGATCACCGCGTTTAACGATAATTCTGGCATTCGGATTTCTGACCGTGGCCCGTTTCAGTCTGGACCGTTCCTTTACCAGTTTCCGGCGTACCTTTGTCTCCCGGGCAACCTGTGATGAAGACTGATTAATCGCCGTTGTGGCCACGCGGTTAATGGCCATTGCTGAAGCCGCCGGAATGGCGTTTTTACGAACCCGGCTCAGATTTTCAATCGCCTGATCAAGCCCTTTTATCGCCATAATTCACCCTGCGTTTATCGTCGCCGGTTAACTGCCGGTGGTTGCCCACGGTTGAGCCAGAGATAACAACTCCCTCCGTCATCCGGAGAAACACGGTCCACCCAGAACATCTCGCCGTTAATGGTCAGCGTGTCACCACGCCGCAGTTGCCGCACATCATCAGTCCGGACAAACAGGGACGGGCTGGAGCCTTCAACGCGCACGCCCTGTCCGGCATAGCTGATATTTTCAGGGTCATCAAAAACACCACGTATTACTGCGCCGGACCGCTCACCGGATGTCATGGTGGCTGACGTTCCCATGTACCCGCGTATCGTTTCATCGGCGCGGGCAATGGCAGCATCGAACAGGTTATCGAAATCAGCCACAGCGCCTCCCGTTATTGCATTCTGGCCAGGCCGCGCTCTGTCATTTCGGCTGCCACACCGGCAGAGACACGAAACGCCGTTCCCGGCAGCACAAATGCCACAGGTTCATCCCGCGTGACGTGAAGTGCATCAGTATGCAGCTTCACCAGTGCCACGACCGTGACCAGTTCAGACGTATCCAGAATCACGGTATCCGGCTGCGCTGATCCCACCTCATTTTCATGTCCGGTCAGCACATTTTCCCGGCTGAGAGGGGTGTCCTGACCGGCAGTTTCATCCGTGTCATCAAGCTCCTCTTCCAGCTCTGCCACACGGAGCGCCAGTTCTTCTTTCGTCCCCGTCAGGCTGACATCACGGTTCAGTTGTTCACCCAGCGAGCGGAGACGGGCAATCAGTTCATCTTTCGTCATGGACTCCTCCACAGAAAAACAATGGCCCCGAAGGGCCATGATTACGCCAGTTGTACGGACACGAACTCATCAGGGTCAGCCAGCAGCATCAGCGGTGCTGACTGAATCATGGTGAACTCACGCGCCGGATCGCCGGTGGTCACCCAGTTTTTCGGGTAACGGGCAGAGGCGTTAATGCCTTCGCGCTGTGCGTCCGCATCCTGAATGCAGCCATAGGTGCGCAGACCGCGTGCCTGAGTGTTCCCCAGCACCATCGTGTTGTCCGGCAGGAAGTTCTTTTTGACGCCGTTTTCCACGTACTGTCCGGAATACACGACGATGGCCACATCGCCATACATTCCCTTATAAGACACCGCTTTGCCCAGGTCTTTTACCGCTGTCTCCAGTTCGGAATGAGAGCCGCGACGGGTATCCAGCTTCTCCCTGACGGCTTTGAAGGAACGGAACAGCGCCCAGCCTTTCGGGTCAAACACGATGATATTCACCACGCCGCTGGCGTTCAGCGCGTAGGCTTCGATATCGTCGGTCGGGTCATACGTGGACTTGTCACGCTTGCTCCACTCCGTGCCGCCGGACTGCGTGATGTTGTTCGCCGCACTGCGGCCCATATCCACCTCAACCGGATCGAAGGCTTCACCGGTCATGGTGTATTTGCCCTTGAGCACGGCAGAAACTGCCTGCATCTCTTCGACCTGAGCAATGGCCAGCTCTTCGTCACGCATGTTCTGCATGATGATGCGACGGCGGCGGTAAGCCGGGTCCGCCAGATTCTGCGGATCTTCATCCGGCAGGCGACGCAGGGTCATCTGCGGATTCACTTCATGCTTCGGCTTGACATATCCCGGCGTAAATTCAGAGGTGGAGCCGCCACGGGAACGGATAACCTCACCAGAAACAATCGGCGAAACGTACAGCGCCATGTTTACCAGTCCCGGAATTTGTGAGAGATAGACTTTCTCCGTGGTGAAGGGATAGCTCTCACGGAAAAAGAGACGCAGAAACAGCGGATCAAACTTAAATTTCTGCTCATTTGCCGCCAGCAGTTGGGCGGTTGTGTACATCGACATAAAAAAATCCCGTAAAAAAAGCCGCACAGGCGGCCTTTAGTGATGAAGGGTCAGGTTAAACGATGCTGATTGCCGTTCCGGCAAACGCGGTCCGTTTTTTCGTCTCGTCGCTGGCAGCCTCCGGCCAGAGCACATCCTCATAACGGAACGTGCCGGACTTGTAGAACGTCAGCGTGGTGCTGGTCTGGTCAGCAGCAACCGCAAGAATGCCAACGGCAGCACCGTCGGTGGTGCCATCCCACGCAACCAGCTTACGGCTGGAGGTGTCCAGCATCAGCGGGGTCATTGCAGGCGCTTTCGCACTCAATCCGCCGGGCGCGGTTGCGGTATGAGCCGGGTCACTGTTGCCCAGCGGCTGGTAATGGGTAAAGGTTTCTTTGCTCGTCATAAACATCCCTTACACTGGTGTGTTCAGCAAATCGTTAACGGCATCAGATGCCGGGTTACCTGCAGCCAGCGGTGCCGGAGCCCCCTGCATCAGACGATCCAGCGCAGTATCACTGCGCGCCTGTGCACTCTGTGGTGCTGCGGCCAGAATGCGGCGGGCCGTTTCCACGGTCATACCGGGGGTTTCTGCCAGCACGCGGGCCTGTTCTTCGCGTCCGTGAGCCTCCTCACAGTTGAGGATCCCCATAATGCGGCTGTTTTCTGCCGCAACCGCAGCGGTGATCTGCGCGTTCACGTCCGGCTGCGCCGCGCTGGCGTTTTCGCCCTCCGTCGCTGGCACCACGCCAGTAACGTCAGCCTGCGAAGCAGTGGCTGAAACAGTTGTTGATTGAGTCTCTTTGGTCATTCGCCCTCCTGAGAGACGGGATTTACGTGCATCCAGTGCATCACGCATAACGGTGATCGCATCGGTGCTGTTGACAAGTTCATCAGCCAGTCCGGCATCAATGGCCTCCTGACCGCTGTACACTGCAGCCTCGGTATCCAGCACAGCCTGCACGGACAGGCCGGTATATGCCGACACCTTCTGCGCAAACATCCGGCGGGTTGCATCCATCCGGGACTGCAGTGTTTCCCGGACATCACCCGGTAGATGGCTGTAGGGGTTGCCATCCACCTTATGGCTGCCGCTGTAAATCAGCGTGATTTCCACGCCCTGTTTCTCCAGGGCAGCACCGTAATTACTGTGAGCCATCATGACGCCGATGGAGCCTGTCCGGGCGGTCTGCGTGACCAGACGCCGGGAGGCGGCGCTGGCAAGCAGCTGACCTGCACTGCAGTTCATGTCGTTGGCCAGCGCCCATACCGGTTTTATGTCTCGCACACGGGCGATGATGTCAGCACAGTCAAATGCTCCCGCCACCATCCCGCCCGGTGTGTCCATATCGAGCAGAATGCCGTCCACCATCGGATCGCTGGCAGCCTGTTGCAGACGGGCGATAATGCCGTTGTAACCGGTCATTCCCGAATACGGCTGCAGCGCCCGCGTCCGGCTGACCAGCGTACCGGACACCGGCAGCACGGCGATGCCGTTCATGACCTGATAACTCCGGGCCTGTCGTGGTCCGTCATCATCACCGGATAACGCCAGCGCCGCGGGTGCCTCTCCGGCAGTCAGGCTGTCGCCGGATACTGCATCCGTCAGGCGGCTGATCCCAAGCTGGCCTGCAAGCGCACAAAAGAAAACCCGCGCATAGGCGGGTTCAAGCATCAGCGGCTCATTAAAAGCCATGCTGGCAATATGCGGGAGATTACGCAGCTCTGCTGTCACTCTTCTCCTCCTCTGTTGATTGTCGCAGCCCGGATTCAAATGCCGCAGCCGCCCAGGCGGGCGGTTTAAGACCAGCTGCGCGGCGCTCCATCGTTTCACGGACCTGCTGGGCAAAAATTTCCTGATAGTCGTCACCGCGTTTCGCGCACTCTTTCTCGTAGGTGCTCAGTCCGGCTTCTATCAGCATCACCGCTTCCTGAACTTCTTTCAGACCATCGATGGCCATACGACCGGAGCCTATCCAGTCGCAGTTCCCCCAGGCACTGCGGGCTTCCTGAAAGCTGAAGCGCGCTTTTGAAGGTAACGTCACCACGCGGCGAACGATGGCCTCTTCCAGCCAGCACAGAAACATCTGGCTCGCCTGACGGGATGCGACGAATTTTCGCCGCCCCATAAAGTACGCCCACGACTCGTTCGCACTGGCCCGTGCCGTGGAGTAGCTCATCTGGGCGTAATTCCGGGAAAGCTGCTCATACGAGACACCCAGCCCGGCAGCGATATACCGCAGCAGTGACTGCTCAAACACGGAGTAGCCGTTATCCGTGTCCTGAGCCGTCTGCAGGTTCAGTGAGTCCCCCGGCATCAGGTGCGGCACTTTTGCGCCTCCCAGACGGACCGGTGCTGCGGCGTAATACGCGGCAATTTCACCAATCCAGCCGGTCAGCCTTTCCCGCTGCTCCTGACTGTTCGCGCCCAGAATAAAATCCATCGCTGACTGCGTATCCAGCTCACTCTCAATGGTGGCGGCATACATCGCCTTCACAATGGCGCTCTGCAGCTGCGTGTTCTGCAGCGTGTCGAGCATCTTCATCTGCTCCATCACGCTGTAAAACACATTTGCACCGCGGGTCTGCCCGTCCTCCACGGGTTCAAAGACGTGAATGAACGAAGCACGACCGCCGGGTAACTCGCGGGGTATCCATGTCCATTTCTGCGGCATCCAGCCAGGATACCCGTCCTCGCTGACGTAATATCCCAGCGCCGCACCGCTGTCATTAATCTGCACACCGGCACGGCAGTTCCGGCTGTCGCTGGTATTGTTCGGGTTGCTGATGCGCTTCGGGCTGACCATCCGGAACTGTGTCCGGAACAGTCGCGAGGGACGGGTATCCCAGGTGGCCTGAACGAACAGTTCACCGTTAAAGGCGTGCATGGCCACACCTTCCCGAATCATCATGGTAAACGTGCGTTTTCGCTCAACGTCAATGCAGCAACAGTCATCTTCGGCAAACTCTTTCCATGCCGCTTCAACCTCGCGGGAAAAGGCACGGGCTTCTTCCTCCCCGATGCCCAGATAGCGCCAGCTTGGGCGATGACTGAGCCGGAAAAAAGACCCGACGATATGATCCTGATGCAACTGGATGGCGTTGGCGGCATAGCCGTTATTGCGTACCAGATCGTCTGCGCGGGCATTGCCACGGGTAAAGTTGGGCAGCAGGGCTGCATCCACACTTTCACCCGGTGGGTTCCACGCCCGCAACTGCCCACCAAATCCGCTGCCACCGCCGTGATAACCGGCATATTCACGCAGCGATGTCATGCCGTCCGGCCCCAGAAGGGTGGGAATGGTGGACATTTTCATACATAAAATCCTGCTGGTCCCCTGCGTCGCTGTGTCATGCCGGTCTGCACTTCCAGCTCAGCAATGTATTTTTTCAGGTCAGACACGGAAGTGGTCGTAAACTCCACTCGCCGTCCGTCTTTCTGTACCGTTGCCACCCGTTTTCCTGTCATCAGGTCATGCAGTGCCGCACGGGCAGCGGCAAGTTCTTCCTGTCGCGTCATTCATCCTCTCCGGATAAGGCACGGGCGTATTCTGCCAGTGTTTTCTTGTTGGTTGCTGCACCATCCTCTTCCTGCAGGCTCGCCAGCAGTGCACTGAGATCCAGCTGCCAGCGGGAAATACTGATGCGCAGCGCCGCCAGCGCATAAACGAAGCAGTCGAGCGCCTCATTGCGTCGCTTTTTGCTGTCCCACAGTATTTTTTTCCTGCCATCCACCCATTTTTCGACCTGCTCTTCAGCAGTCAGTTGCTGCGCTTCGGTAAGATCAAAAATATCCGGGTTATTCGGGAAGTGAACGGCACCGGGAAGCGGTTCATCCCCTTCCGGCGTCAGTGTGAAGCGGTTATAAATCTGCTCTTTCGCGGTATCCGTACCGATTTCGGTAAGGTAAACCCCGTTTTTGTTTCGCTTACGTGGCATGCTGGCCACCGGCTTTCCGTAGACGGATGCCCCTTTAATGGGGATCACCCGGAACAGCCCATGTTTTTTCGAGCGTTCATACACAATGGTCGGGTCAATCCCGCCAGTATCCCAGCAGATACGGGATACCGACATTTCTGCACCATTCCGGCGGGTATAGGTTTTATTGATGGCCTCATCCACACGCAGCAGCGTCTGTTCATCGTCGTGGCGGCCCATAATAATCTGCCGGTCAATCAGCCAGCTTTCCTCACCCGGCCCCCATCCCCATACGCGCATTTCGTAGCGGTCCAGCTGGGAGTCGATACCGGCGGTCAGGTAAGCCACACGATCAGGAACGGACGCTGAATAATGCTCTTTCCGCTCTGCCATCACTTCAGCATCCGGACGTTCGCCGATTTTCGCTTCCCACGTCTCACCGAGCGTGGTGTTCACGAAGGTTTTACGTTTTCCCGTATCCCCTTTCGTCTTCATCCAGTCTTTGACAATCTGCACCCAGGTGGTGAACGGGCTGTACGCCGTCCAGATGTGAAAGGTCACACTGTCAGGCGGTTCAATCTCTTCACCGGATGACGAAAACCAGAGAATGCCATCACGGGTCCAGATCCCGGTCTTTTCGCAGATATAACGGGCATCAGTAAAGTCCAGCTCCTGCTGGCGGATGACGCAGGCATTATGCTCGCAGAGATAAAACACGCTGGAGGGGTCATCCGGCGTCCATTTGAGGCCAAACGGCGTCTCTTTGTCGCCAAATTTAAGATACTGCTCCTCCCCGCAGTGCGGGCAGGCAACATGAAAACGCATAAAATGCGGGGATTCACTGGCTGCACGCTCAATCTGGCAGGTGCCTCTCACTTTGGGCGTGGAGCCACGGATGGACTTTGGCCAGACCGAGCCTTCAATACGCTTGTCACCCAGGAACGTCGGAGAGCCTTCCTGTTCAATATCCTCATCAAAGGCAGCAAGTTCATCATAACCCGCCACATCAACCGACTTTTCACGGTAGTTTTTTGCCGCTTTACCGCCCAGGCACCAGAAGCCACGACCATTGGTGAAACGCTTCATAGTGAGCGTGTTATCCCGGTGCTTTTTGCCATACCACGGGGCCAGAGACAGCAGCGACGGAATATCGCGGATGGTAGGCTCGACGTGGGTTTTCATAAAGTTCTCGGCATCACCATCCGTCGGCAACCAGATAAGGGTGTTACGCTGCTTATGCTCTATGAAGTAGGCATAAACACCCAGCAGCATTTTTGAATAACCAACACGGGCAGACTTCACCACATTCACCTCGCGGATGTAGTCGCTGCCCATCGCATTCATGATAGCCCGCTGAAAGGGTAGTGTTTCCCAGCGCCCTTCCTGGTATGCGGATTCTTTCGGGAGATAGTAACTGGCATCCGCCCATTCAACGGCAGTCTGTGGCTCCGGCCTGAACAGGGCTCGCAGCCCGGCGCGTACATCACGCCGCAGAATATCAATCTGACTGTTCGATATATTCACTCAGCAACCCCGGTATCAGTTCATCCAGCGCGGCTGCTTTGTTCATGGCTTTGATAATATCCCGTTTCAGGAAATCAACATGTCGGTTTTCCAGTTCCGGAAAACGCCGCTGTACTGAGAGAGGGATCCCGTCAAGAATACTGGCAATTTCACCTGCGATCCGTGACAGCACGAAAGTACAGAATGCGGTTTCCACCACTTCTGCGGAGTCTCTGGCATTCTTCAGCTCCTGGGCGTCAGCCTGCGCACGCGTAAGTCGATGGCATTCGTACTCAATAGTCCCAGGCTGGAGATCTGCCTCGCTGGCAGCCCTGTAATCCTCAACCTCTTTACGGAGTTTTTCATTTTCGATATCAGCTTCCCTCTGCGCATACCACTGAATTGCCGTGGCGGTATCAAATACAGATTCAACGCCCTTACCACCTCCGGAGACGCAAGGGAGCCCCTGAGACTGCCAGCGTTCAATCGTTCGCGGATCCACGTTGAAAATTTCGGCAAGTTTCTTTTTATTAACCTTCATGAAACAGTCTCACAACAAATACAGGGTCCGACATGAAAGTGCCCGAAAATGACTTTTTCAGGCGTTTTCATGTCGGACCTTTACGGATTCGATATTAGAAAAAACAAATAGTTATGTTCGAGAAGTACCGACATGATTTTCCCCGGAAAATTTTCATAAATAGCGAAAACCCGCGAGGTCGCCGCCCCGTAACCGGTCGGATCGCCGGAAAGGACCCGCAAAATGATAATAATTATCATCTACATGTCACAACGTGCATCTACGCCATCAAACCACGTCAAATAATCAATTATGACGCAGGTATCGTATTAATTGATCTGCATCAAATTAACGTAAAAGCAACTTCAGATAATACAAATCAGCAACACTGAATATGGGGCAACATTATGTCATCAAAGAACAGAACCCGCAGAACAACAACCCGCAACATCCGATTTCCAAACCAGATGATTGAACAAATTAACATCGCTCTTGATCTGAAAGGTTCAGGAAATTTTTCAGCGTGGGTTATTGAAGCCTGCAGAAGAAGATTAATTAATGAAAAATATTCTCAATTTGTACCCAACAAAGACAAACACGACCAGAGAACCTGTTCAGACAGGTTTACTTAAACGACTTATATATGACACAAAAAGCGACCACTAAAGTCGCTTTTTCTTATGGTAACAGGCAATAACGCTCTCAGATATTTTTTAGCATTTTTTTGACCGCGCGTTTCCGGACGTATTCTGTTCTCCTGTCCCTTTATATCGTCGGAATACCCGCCGCTCTTCAAATCCCATTCCCAACTCAGAATGTAGTCTGTTGACCGCTTGTTTTATTTCGGTCAGGTTCACCGGTGAAACCGGAGTCCGGCGCGCCTTACGCAAACACTCTGCTCGTTTCTGTGCCGCCACTTTTCTTTTCTGGTCATCACTTAGCTGTACCATCACTTTTGCCCATCGTTCAGCTGCTCTCCGGTACAGTCCTTTTTTCTCCAGACATTCTGCCAGGTGATCATGTAGCATAAGTAACCTCCGTTTATCTACAGACTGCCATCCTGAATTTACCGTCCTTAATAAGACAACAATAAAAAACTAATTATATAAAAACAATAAAAATAATATACAAAAAAACTAAACAACAAAGAAAAGCAAATCATATCTGGCATTTTAATTGAAAGAGCAATTACCGAACAAAAGACGCTGACTATATACTCAAAACCAAACAACAATTCTGCCAATCAGGTATCATGGCAACACACGGAATTACCATGTTTTTGCCTTCTCTGCCCATACAATACGGGCATATACTTCATACTCTATTGTAATATTTCTATCCATGTGCCCCACTCCATTTACCTGTAAATAATATTCAAAATATTTATCACAGAAATCGTTTTTGGCCATGAACTGAGCACACTATAAAGTCCGGAACTGACTCTTTGTTAAATTACCTTAACGTTACCAGTAACACCTTCGTAACAAAACATCACGGTATACACTGGGTACGGATATATTCCTGTGCTCCTTCCAGTTGCTTCTGCATTGCCATCAGCCGTTCTCTGAGGATGAAATAATCCCGTTCAGCGGCTTCTGCCAGTCGGGGACCGGTTGCATTATCCACGCCGGAGGTGATGGGGGCTTTACGCAAGGAGCCTGGACAGTTGGCGTTGATGCGCAGGCGCTTACGACCAGCGGCAACATCAGCACGCAGAGTTTCATTTTCAGCTCTCGCATCAGCTAATTCCCTCGAGTATCTGGCATCAAGTGCAGCAACATCACGCTGGCGCTGCTGCATATCAGTAATGGTTGCATTTGCCAGCTCCAGCTCACTGACTTTTTTATCGCGCTGCTCTTTGTAGGTTATGGCGTTATCGCGGTAATGATTCAGCCCCAGACTAAGCGCACCACAGACCACCAGCAGAATAACGGTAAACGCGGAAAGCATTCGGTTTATGCTCACCCCACCAGCCCTGCCGAAGTCAACGCCATCCAGGCCATGGAAAGAAAAAGAGCAACCAGCATTAGTGAAAATGAAATGCCGACAAGTACACAGAGGCTCTTCACCAGCGTTATGAGTTTATCTGATATCATTAGCCACCCCATCAATCCGCCTTTGTTATTTTCCCTTTGCCTGTATCAGCCAGGACAAAATCAATCAGCATATTCGCTTCATTTACCAGCGTACGGATTTTTGATACATGCGCGGCTTTAACCTGTTTCCACTCATTCAGCCCGGTAGCAAACACACTGGCAATGTTTTTATCCCGTTTCATGTCAGCACAAGCCTGGTTGAGTTCTTCCATCACGCTCATTTTACGGGGATTAACGACAAAACCCTTCGTCCAGTACTCGTAAAGAACATCGTCGCACTCTTCCTGATACCGGATGACCTTATCGCGGATTTCGGGTTTTACTTTGTTGGGATTAATGGTTTGTAGCCAGCCGGCAAGTTTTCGAAGTGGCATGGACACCATATTGCGTTGTTTCCCATCCTCAGCAACCATAACGATTTCCGTTATAGTTGACGCAAAACGCTGTCTTAACTTAGCCAACTGTGATTGCCAGGCCAGCCCCATCCCCGCAACGACAGGTTTCATGGGAACGTATGGTTCGCCATTATGGTTAACTACATAAAGAGAGTTGCCGTGAAACGGCACGGCCATCATATTCATCGGTTATTTCCTTTTAGTGATGAACCTTGTCTCACAGGAATCCAGCCCACAGAAAGGCACCGACAGCCAAACCGGTATCCTCAAGGGTCATCCTGAAAGGTTCTGTGTTGTGAGATGCGCGTGAGATGCGCAGAAATGACAAAGGCATCATTACGGTGCCTGAGTGTTAAACAACTGTTTTGACTTTATTCACTTACATTTTTGCCAATTTGCAGGATTTCGTGTTATCCGTCCATGTAAGCAAACCTCATTTTTCAGCAAAATATTCTGCTTATCTGTCGATTCCCCAGCACGCCAGCGCGCTCTCCTGGTCACGACGGGATACCTGACCGTAACAGTTGTTTGAACGAATACGGCAGTCTCTGCCACCGTCCTTAATCCACCAGCGAATCGCTTCGCAGGCACCTTTTCGATCTCCTGCATTAATTCGTCTGTAAAACGTCGACGGGAAACACTTACCGGGACCAATGTTGTACGGACAGAATGACGCGATCCCCGCTTTCTGGGGTTCGGTCAGCGGCACTCTGATGTTTTTCTCCACCCATGCCAGCGCCTTATCACGCTCAATGGCGTTAACCCGGTCGCATTTTTCCTTCGACAGCTTCATGCCAGGAATAACAGGCTTACCATCCCCCCGGGTGGCTCCACGGCAGATGGTCCAGATACCCGCACCATCACGGTATGCTGTGGTGTGGTTACCTTCCTTTTCATCCAGAAACTGGTCGAGGATTTCAGGCGCAGACGCCCCTGCACCAATCAGCGCCAGAACGGCAGCCGACAGGCCGTATCTGATTTTTGCGTTCATGGATATTTATCAGGGTTTATCGATTTCAAATCCCTGGATATGTTAAGTCTTCAGGCCAGCGGTGGAGTCTTCAGAGAACCCGTAATTATTCCCGGTAGTTTTCCTCTGTAGGTTATCAACACATCCTGCGCCTCTAAAATTACGGGGCGCTTTTCCGGCAACGGACCATCCCCTTCACATAACCCGGCAGCAACATCCATGAAAAACTGCTTCGCCTGCTTTTTCGCCTCAGCTTCGTAAAACTCCAGCGTGGCACCTTCAGTACGGTCAAGACTAATCGCCACATCTGGCAACAACAGTGACGGATACCCACCAATTTCCGGTGCCACAGTAACAGTAATCTTATCCGGGTAATTATTTATCCCTTTAACAACCAGTTCGTATTTTTTCTTCATCACTTTACTCTCCCCGCGCCGCCTTACGCCGGTCTTCTTTAATCTTGAAATACAGGTTCGTCAGATATGTCAGCAGCCCAAACAGCAGACTCCCCAGCACGCCTATCGCCACCCACTGGGACGGAGAGACTTTGTCCAGCAGCTGCAGTAACCAGTATCCCGTCCCCACCGCTGACGTGGTGTATGACACACCCGTTGTGATTTTTTCCATCTGATGTATGTCTCCGTCACCGCCAACAGAAAATGAAAGTAAAGGAAAACAAAAAAGCCGCCAGTGTCACCCACTGACGGCCAACGCCGGGAGCCGTGATTATGGCATTCAGGCTCTGCTAAAAATGCCAGATAACATTCCGGCCTCCCCCGATTCAGGTTATAAATGACACAATATCTTGACAACATCCGTCACTGTCTGTCAGAAAATGTACTGCCATATAGAAGCAACATGTGAAGTACATCTATCCTTTTGAGCCAGCACCTCTCCACCGAAAGTCAGTGCTGGCTGTTTTTTTCCTTAATAAAGCATCTGTAACTGAAACAATCCGCATATTGATAATATATTGACAGGCATCATTGCTGTCTGTGAAAAATAAGTCTCTACAAACATATAAGGCCTTTTAGCCAGCGTCTTCTTTTTCAGGTCAGTCGCTGGCTTTTTTTATTATGCTGCCGGTGCATTTATCTCCAGCATCAGACTTTCTATCTCAACGCCATACGCTGCATTTTTTGTAACATCCGTCAGCGTCAGCGCATTCAGTCCCAGTGTCAGACTGTCTTTTATAACCTGGAATGCCGGGCCAGCCACTCCATTCAGTTTCGGAGTAACCGTGGCACTGCCGGCGGTGAACACCAGCTCCAGCGTCTGCCAGTCGTTACCGTAATCGCCGAACTCCCCCAGCTTCGTGTTTCCGGCTTTCCTGTGATGCATCAGATTCACTCTGCCGTCAGTGGTCTGAGTGAAGTACGACATCAGGAACGGATTACCGGTACCCGTCATCGCCACACCATCAGGAACGGGAGCGTCCGTATACAGATAAATCCCCAGCCCGAACTGATTGTTGGTCAGTGCGCCTGACAGGCGGAACTTACAGGTCAGTCTGCCGCCCTGTGTCAGCAGGGTAATTGCGTCATCCACCGGATGCGTCAGGGACCAGGTTTTATTGCTCTGCCTGGTGATCTTAAATACACCATCTGACAACTGAATTCCGCCATCCTTAATGCTCCAGCCCTGCGCAGCAGCCTCTCCGGCTGCCGGCAGCAGGGAGATTGTGCGAACGGACGTATCTGCAGACGGACCCGATGGCGTGTTGCCGCCGGGCGAGGGTTTGATTTCCGGTGCCTTACCACTGATGAAGGCTGAGGTGCGCCCGGCTGCGTTCAGAATAGCGGTTGCCAGACGATCCGGAATAATGCTCCTGCGCGCCCATGAACTGAAATGTGTCGGGCGGTTTGATGATACCTGGTTTCCATTCGTTCTCGATGCCGCACCGTAATATCCTGATGCCGGAATATCCGGATCTTCTGCCGGCGCGTTAGTGGCGGTATTGACGCCGTTACCGTCTGTCATGAAGGGCACAAAATAAACGCCCTCACTCTCCCTGTTTTTATACCCGCCGTACACGGTGTCGTACTGGGTAGCGTATGTATTTTTCCAGTAATACGTCGTGTCACCACAAATCCACGGCACATCTGCAGCACTGCCACCATGGCACTGCGCGTTAAACACGGAGAGGTCAGCACGAAACTGTGTCAGCATGGCTGTAAACAGCGCAGGTTGCTGTGCGTGGGTGGCGGCGCTCATGTCAAACTCTCCCTGCATCCAGCACACCGCCAGCAACACATTTTTCGGGTTCTTCTGTAATGCAGCTTTGGTGCGCGCAATCAGGTCCTGATATAACGGTTTACCCACACCCCAGCGCGCCGAATCCTGGCTGGCCCCCGTGGACTCGCTGAATATCCCCTCCGCGCCCTGGGTAAATGCCGAACCACCACGACAGCATGGTACCAGCAGGATCCCCGCGTTATTCGGGATATACGGGAGCAGTTTTTTGGCAATATGTAACCCCTGGCCGACACAGCCGTACTGCCCTTTGCTCAGGTCTGCCTTCGGATGATTCAGCGTACTCATATCCTGCACATCATGCAGGCAGTGGTCGGCCGGAATAATATCGTTATATCTGCAGGCAGCCCCACCCGGCGTCACTGTACTGCGGCGCGCCAGCTGTTTAATGCGCGGATCCGGAGCATCGTATGAATCCGGCAGCGGAAGCCCTTCACCGTAAGCCATGGCATTGGACTGCCCGGCCAGTACGATGACGTAGTACCAATCCGGCTCAGTTGCACCACTGACCACCACATCACCTTCTGCTGTAATCGCCTGCATCAGGGTATAAGGGGTTATGGCCACCGGACTACCAAACGGCTGCCAGCCCTCTTTCAGTTTGTGTGTCAGCTTTTCCGCAAGGTCTGACGGCGACGCCGCCCTGACAACATCATAATGTTTAATCGACATCGAATTTCTCCCGTGTACAGGAACAGAGTTAAAAAGCCGGAACCGGAATCAAATCACAGGATGACCATCTGCCAGTGGCTGGTCGTAAAAAAAAGCCGCGCCATGCGCAGCCGGAAATAAAGGGATAACGATGATAGTTTGAGAAAAACAGAAACAACACTTTTGTGGCAAAGCATGGTGCCGGGTGCCTCCCGGTGAATTCAGTATCAGCACCTGAATCCGCGATTATCCCATATACCTGGTTGCTGATCGCCCCTCCGCACAGGGGGATTCACCATGCAGAAGTGTTTTTAATAAACAGCAAACAAAAAAATCAAGCATTATGCAGGCTGTTTCTTTTTATCACCGGCCACAGCAATACCACAATGCCGCAGACCAGCACCCCATCCGCCAGCACCGACATGATTCTGCTGGTGAAATCCACCATCACCACCAGAAACAGCAGGAGTGCAGCCACAGCCAGGCGCAGTTTTACCGTCACAGGTGATTCTCCAGACGAAGACCCAGAACACCGGCAATCTCTTCCAGCACCTTGCGCTCTTCCGGCTCAATTTCGCCGTCTGCCTCCGCAATGGCCACCGCCACATCCAGCACATCTTCCGCTTCACGCGTATCGTGTTTCACATCCTCAATCTCACGTAACGCCGCACGACGACCAGTTTTAAAGTTCGTATCCAGCTGACCGATAATGGTTGCGCTAATCGCATTAATTTCTGACGTAAACGCGGACAGCGCAGGCTGATTACGCAGTACCTGTTCGATCTTCGCTTTCTCGGATGCCTCACATTCACCATCTGCACAGGCCACCAGGTATGCGGCGTTAATCACCACCTGTGCCAGATCGCGTTTTTCAAACTTTTTAATTTCCGTTGCCGCTCTGCGGGTTTTCTTTTTGAAGATTCCAAACATCGTGACGTTCCTTTGGGTGGGTGAGCCAACGCCCGGGAGCGATCTGCCCACAGAGAAAGTCACACTGACCACTCCGTAAGCTCACCCCCGAAAGGCTCTGTGGTTGGTATGCGCCGGGCGTGGCGCAGATACAAAAAAGGCCCGCCGAAGCGAGCCTGGAAAATAAGTGTGGCGCGTTGTAGTGGAGTCGAACCACTGACCGATTGCTTAGAAGGCAATTGCTCTGTCCGGCTGAGCTAACAACGCAGAATACCGATAATGGACCGCCATCGGGGACCCGGCCCCGCACCAACAACCCTGTTATGGTGTCGTCTGCTCTTCCTGATAAGCTAATGGCGGTTTGTGATGGTGGCCCTTGCTGGATTTGAACCAGCGACCTGGCGATTATGAGTCGCTCGCTCTCACCACTGAGCTAAAGGGCCGAGCCAAAAAATAATAATCAGATGAAAATCAATAATCAAGCCCTTGCCTGGATACATATCTGTCTGGCGGGAAGCCATAATAGCGGTGAAATACAGAAATAAAGTAGGACCGGCTTGAATAACCACATTTTTCTGCTACAGCCTGTCCATATCCATACCGGGAACATAACATATTTACAGCAACACGCATCCGCTCTTCCAGCAACAAGCGACTGAACATGCCCCCTTCATTTTTCAGTTTTGTCTTTAACAAACTCTCACTCATATGCAACTGTAGAGCAATCGCACCAAGCGTCCAGCTTGCTGATATATCTGTCTGAATTATCGCCCTGACTTTGGCACTTATGCTGGATAAACATCCACTTAAAAACAATGACATCCGTTCATCTGTTTCAAACAGAGACAGGCAGGCCATCATAAGAAACATATCCGTGACCTCTCCGGAAAATCCCTGGCTGGTAATTAAAGCCGCAGCCAACGCAGGATTGTTGGGTTCCAGCAACAGGTAAAGCGGAATGTCAGTCAGACGAGTCCTCGTCAGCTTATGCTGACTTTCCAGATATTGACTTACGACGGATTCGCTTATATCGACAATTTTAACTTTGCCATAATGCATAAGGAAAAGCTCCCTGATGCATTTGGTGGCCAGAACGACTGAGCCTGGCTTAAGTGACAACGTATCCTTTTCAAGAAAAATATTAATTGGGGAGCAAACCATGATAACTGAACAGACAACAGCCATTATAATTTTACTTTCATTAGCAATTGGTTAGCTCAATTATAGCCCCAAAAGGTAAATTATCATCAACACATAAGCAAAGGACTGACAGGTGCCGCCCCCCCCACCAGCCGCCCATTTACCACAAATAAAAAGCCTTCAGGACTGAATGCGTCTGTAACAACCGCACTGATAGTCTGCCAGACCCGCCATAACCAGCTGGGTCAGTATTAACTGGCAGCGTTCGCGTGAAAGGTAAGTATTCTGCGCAATCTCCCCGACTGTCGCCGGTTCGGTAACGCTTAATTCATTAAACACCACTCTGGCGGTTTCTGTCATATCCTGCTGTTTTAGCATGTCTTTTTCCCTTTTCCGGTTAACGTGACATACCAATAACTCTTGTCGAAAAAGCCAGCAAGTTGAAAGACCGGTATTAGCAACCACCAGCGCGTTTAACGCCCCGTGCCGTTTTTCAGTCATAAAAAAACCCGCAAAAAGCGGGCTCTTTCAAATGTCCATGTCTGCTATTCGCCTCGCGGTACAGCTTTGCGAAGCTTACCGGAATTGAAGCAGTTTTTACGTCAAAAAGCAATAACTTTTTTCTCTATACCAAAAGCCATAACCATTGGTTTGTACAAAATAAATTCTGCCACCTTTAGCCAATGCTCAATGCGTCTTTCACAGGTTCTTAAACTCCATTCCGGATGTGCATCATTCAGCAATTCAGCCATTTTGCGCTTAGTCATCCCCCGCCCCACATAACGCTGACTCAGAACATTGAGCAGCCCGGGATAACCTGCCAGTACTTCACCAATAACCCTATCGATTATTAACGCCTCTGAATCGGTACAATGTGCCAGCCAGCTTTTTTGATTGCCGTTGATCATATCCCGCAAAAAAGCCTCAAGTTCAGGTTTGTCCAGACCCGCTTTTTTCATCCTCCGGAGCGCCTCGTTAATTGCCGTTTTTGTCAGCTTTTTAGAGGTCAGTAATTGGTTGAACATATTTCCCGTCTTACCGTCGCCAATATACGACCAACGCCCCCACATACGCAGTTTCCCCTGGATCCAGACACTTTCCAGCGTTTTCAGGCGTAAATGCTCACCGCTTTTGCCTGTAATTTCCGGGTATATCATATTTATGCTCACTCACTTTCAATTTTGTAAATCTTCACGCCCAGCCGCCCACCAGAAACGAGCTAGCCGCGCACAATATTGATTTCATCAAACTGCTCGTCGTCTATGAGAAGTCCGGCATGCGTCAGCGCATCCAGTGGTGCTTTCAGGATATTGTCCAGGTCACGACGGCGCTTATCCGGTGGCTCTGCAATAATCTTTATCGCCAGCCTTCCGGACAGGTTTAATTTCAGCCGCTGCTGGCGAACAATAAGTGCCACATCCCGGCGATAACGCTCACCGGCTTTTGATACAAAATATGTGCTGCCACGACGTCGCCAGTAGGTGTTCACCGTCGGCGGGTAAGGCAAAACAAACTCTATACGCATCAGTAACCTCTTTTACCCGAGCACGCCGGTTGCAAAGGCGTGATCAAGAAAACGAAAAATTAAATCAACCTGGGAACCATGCTTTTCTTCGAACGCCAGCGGATCCGCATGAAGCTCGTTGTGATGCTCCCGACACAGCGGTAGCGTGAAAATATCGTGGGATTTTGTTCCCATTCCGCCCTGACCATGACCAATCAGATGATGAGGATCGTCCGCTGGCTTACCACAACACGCACACGGCTGTGTCTTTACCCAGCGTGTGTATTTCTCATTTACCCAGCGGCGACGTTTAGGTCGTTTCATGAAGGATTCCGGAGACTCCGGATCAACGGCAATGCTGACCACCGTCTTTTCCTGTGGTGGGTTCTGTTGCTGGTGGGTGTGAGGCGGTAGCGCAATATTTTTTGTGCGCTGCTTCAGTATGCTGGTGGCGGTCTGTTCTCCCGGTATGATGTCGCTTTCACGGTATACGGAGCGGATTTTTTCCGCCGGTAATCCCAGAGAGCGACGCGATACTGCCTCAGGTAATGCGTCCACCACCTGATTGCAGACTGCCCACCAGGATAATTCAGCCAGCGATAATTCCCGCTCCTGCGTGCCATTCATTACATGGCGTATGACGTCAATCATCCAGGCTGTCAGATTTTGTTGAGTAAGTTGCTCAAGTGATTCGGAGGTCTGGTCGCGCAGCTGGTTGTCGCAGTGCCAGCACAACACCATTGCGCCAGCACCGTAACTGTGAATAACGGTTTCGCTGTGATGATAATCGCCGTGTGGCCACTGGCAGGATTTCACGTGACGTAATAACCAGTCAGACAGTGCACCAGCGCCGCCAGCTGCACGAATCACCCGCTCATCGCTGAAAAATGGCAGCAGTGATTTATCTTCCGCCAGCGGCTGGCGAACAGCAGGAACCGCTCCAGATGGCAGCGCCCGCATGTTTTTCGGTTCCGGCTCCACCAGCACCCTGCCGCGATGAAAAACTGGCAATGATTCACGACCGGGCTTAAGGACCACCAGCCCGAGTTCCGGAACCAGAACAGGTCGAAGTAATACCCGCACATTACCTCCAGACGCGCTGACGGTAGCAGGCATGTGTCCGTGGCAGATGTGCACGAACAGGAAGATATACAGAAACGGTCCAGGTCAGACGATCAGCGTTCAGACTCCGCTCCACACGGACACCGCGACGCAGATACGCCTCTTGAAGCATATCTGCCTCATCGATCGTACAGAACAGATAGTGAAACCAGCCATACTGAGGCGCACGAAAACGCCTCCCCTGCTTAATTTCCGGGTCGGCTTCAGAATTGTGGGATTTTATGTGTTGTGTCATCGGATTCTCCGGTGACAGCAGGTGTCAGTTGTTCAGGCTGACTGCGCGAATTGTAAGGCAATACGCCGGAATGTACAAACAGAAAACCCGTCAGTAAGACGGGCTTAACAAGCAGGGGCGGTTACTTTAATAATTTCAGTGCCTTTACATCAACTTCAACACTGCTCAGGTCTTTATCAATTTCACCCTCAATTCTTACTTTGTCTTTCGGAGAAACATTCTGCCCGGCCCATACGCTGTCATCAATATCCGTGACAATTGTCCCGCTATTGTCACGAAACTCATAACGTTCATCACCCACTTTTTTAACGATGCTCCCTTCAAGGATAACCCATGCATCATCCTTCAGTTCTTTTGCCTGCGCTACTGTTGAACGCTCTGCTTCTGGCCCCTGGAAACCACCCTGCTGTGCAAAAGCGCCAAAAGACACACCGGAAATAAGTGCTGCAATCAATACCTTTTTCATTCATAGTCCTCTTTCAGAGATGAACATTCAAACAGCATTTTCAGTATGGTAAAGCGCGGGTGCGTTGAGGATGCCTGACACATCAGAGGTGGCGGGAGATTACTCCCCCGCCTGGTCTCTTACTTCTCAGATTCGTAGTCTACGAAGACAGCGACCTCCGTCTGACCGGTTCGGATTCGCACCTCGCAGAGGTCTTTCCTCGTTACCAGTGCCGTCACTATGACGGTTAAACAGATGACGATCAGGGCGATTAACATCGCCTTTTGCTGCTTCATAGCCTGCTTCTCCTTGCCTTTCGGCACGTAAGAGGCTAACCTACATGTGTTCAGCATGGATTGAGCCTCAGATTAATGTTAAGCGTCTTGCAGGACGCGTAATGTTAACTGGGGCTTTTCTCTATCTGCCGTTGGTGTTCATGCCCGAGGCAGATAGCCTCAAGCACCCGCAGCAATTCTACTTAACTATCCTTTTCCCGCAAACCGTTTTTATCCCCAGCGGCAAATCGAATACACCACCAGCGCCACCGCCATCGCAATTCCTACCGTTGTGAATGCTTCAGGCCAGGTCATTGATTCACCTCCTGCGGCGGTTCTGGTAGCGACATCCAGTGGGTTGCTTGCCTAAGATCATTACCCGGACTAACTGCTATACCTCCGCGCCGGAACGTGCCTCCGAGATAGCGTGCGGAATATATTAATGGCCCAGCCTCGCTATCGATATTCATCGAAATAAGCACGTTCTGGCTCTTTTCAGGCATTCGCTCAGTACAGCTTATCCAGCCATCCAGAGTTATCGGAGATCTGGTTGACGTTTCCGAGATTTCCCGAAAATTGTTGGTTGACGAATTCTTATTTTCCCGAAAGTTTCCGGCCTGAAGCATGGCGACGCGGCAGGCGTTCCAGCCATCAGCATATGTTTTAGTTACACCGTCGAGATGGCAGGTAAGCAAATCCATTTCATCAGGCACTACCATTGCTATCGGCTCTGCTTCCAGTGATGCCAGCGCGATACGAAACACATTAGCCAGCAGGCTGTCTGAAGACTTGTTATCGTGCGCCGAGTCGCTCAGGAAGCCTGTGATGTATGATTTAATCTCCGCGCGTTCTCTGGTAATAGTGCTCATATCAGTTTTCCTTATACGGATTAATTTTATTGTGCAGTGCGCTGAATGATTCCCATGTCACATCGGTATATAGCTCAATAACTGGTTCAAATGTCCTTCCAATTATCCAGACCAGTAATAGCGGGGATATCGGTATCATCAACACTATAAACAGAATGAAAAACAGAAACTCTGTTGTTCTGCTCTTTCGTGGGTAATTTTTTTCTAAATAATGTTTCATTTCTTACCGCCCTTTCGGGCGGCCTCCTGATGTTCTGAGGGTGCAGGAATCCCTCCGGTTAAGGATTTAATAAAAATCGTTTCTGATTTAAATCTTCAGTATTTAGTTGTTAGTTGGTTTATCGCCTTTATGCTTCAGCCTTATTTCGCAACCAGACACAAACCGGGCCATCTTCCGTATCATGAATGGAACCAATAAACCAGCCATCGCCCTCTGGTCGTTCCGGTTCCCATGCAGAAATATCAGCATCACACGCATCAAGGTCAGCACATCCTTCATCTCTGAAGCAGAGGACGTATTGAAGATTATTTTCCTCCATCCAGGCGTTAAACTCTTCCGTTGAAATATATTCCCGACCATCACAGAATTTTTCATATTCAGGATGTGTCCAGTAGCCATATCCGTCACGAACTACCGGCATTTCTTTAATTTCACTCACTGTTAACCTCCTGCAACGCTACACGATACGCCTTCTTTATCCACGCCTTACTGCCATATAATTTCGTCTTCATAATAAACACACCTGCACGACTCGCCGATATCCCCGGACAGGTTAACAGCACAGCATCCACCACACGGTTATGCTTCCGAAACTCCATTACAGTACTGCTGATAACCACCTGCCCCACCGGGCCGTAATCCTGATACAGGATTTTCACGCAGACACCCTCCTGTCGAAATAAACGTAGTTATTCACTATGCGCAGCGGCATGCCTAATTTTCTGGCAATTTCCCTTCTTTGCATGCCTCTCTGATGCAGTTGCCGCGCCAGCTCAATATCACGCTGAGAATATTTTGCCGACGGGTGAAAATCACCACGTAACATCATGCTGATGCCCAGCTCCCGTGCCTTCGTTCTCACTGCCGCTTCAGTTCGTCCGATAAGTGCGCCAACGCTTTTTACCTTCATCGTTCCCGCACACTGCCGGAGTATCATGATTTCCGCCCGGCACCACGTCTTCCACCCACTCACCGCTGCTGTTCTCTGGTGGCGGTAATATCCCGGAGAATATCCCGGCACTTGTTCAGCTCCCGCAGCGCGGCGCAGACTCGCTCCCACTTCTGAACCTGACCTTTTGCCCGGCGCAGCTCGCGGTTAGCCACATGCAGCGATGGTAAAATCAGACCATCCGGATGCTTTCTGGTGAACGACGGCTGTGACTGCACTGTGACCGCCACACTTTCCGTTTTTATTTCTTCCTGTGTTTCCGCTTCCCCGACTGGTAACGCAACACCTGCTGGCTGAGGAAAGGCTTTACCATCCGTTTCCGTTATGGATGCGGCTTTCGGCTCTGCCGGTAAATCAGCGCCCGGTATGCAGTACCGAAATTTACCGCCCTGATTCACGCGAATCAGACGCCCTTTGCTGATTGCCATGGCCAGTGATGAATTCGCCCGGCGGGAGGTAATCCCGAACATCAGTGCCAGCTCATCCGCCGTTTGTGGGCCATGATGTTCAATCGCCTCAGTCAGCATTTGCGCTGTCACTTTCGGTACCGGTGACACTGGTTCACTTTCACCAGTCTGAGTCAGCCACCACATCGACCCCTTGTTATCCGCTTCACCACGGCGCTTCAGTTTCCACAGTTCGTTGACAGCATCTTCGCGGCTGATTCCAAGGCGCGATGCCACTACCTGTGAAGAGGCTTTTTTCAGTGCTTTCAGTGCGTCAAATACGGTTTCCATTAATATTTCCTCCGACAAAATCGTTTCTCAGATTCAAATAAAACCAGCTGCCTTCCGGCGTTCGTATTCCTGTTTCAGCCGTTCAATTGGCGTTGGCCCTTGCGGGTGTTTCGCCCCTTCCAGTTGTCGTCGCACTGGCGGAACACTCATCCCGTTACCAACATGCTTTGCCCATTTCGTCAGTTGCCGTTCCGCAAGTCGTTTTAACTCACCTTGCGTCATCTGGCGCTCAATCCCTCTGGTACGCATTTCGAGGCAGATGTGGTACAGCACAGGCTGTGGCCACGGGTATTTATCACTCCCGTCGTATCGCCAGGATTCATTGCGCCAGCGCCGGTACTCTTCCATCACGGCATCCACCGTAAGACCAAATGGATTTGCCCCACTCTCCGAAATCAGCGCAACAAACTCAGCCAGGTCCGGGGGCCACGTTTCACCCGCCCGGCAGCGGTCCATGCACTGACGGCACACCAGACGGATTTGCTGTTCAGTCATCGCACCAATCTGGGCAATCCAGAGCTTCGAAGGTGCGGCCCCGTTCTTCTGAGTCCAGCGGTTCGAATACACCTCCCCCATGAGCTCCCACAGCTTCCAGGCCGTTTCCGTTGCTGATAAATCCGTTGTCACGTTCCCACTGTTCGCGTGCAGCCCGGATTTCCTGAACTGCCCGTGATGCCGTGCCACCTGATGCTGCATGGCTTCCCCCCTTGCTGACTGGTTTTACCTGTGCCCTGACGTGCTGCACGTGGCGGGCAAATTTCTGCTCCCACTGAACCTGCGTGAAAACCTTCCCCTCCGCCATCCAGTAATCCCGGAATGCGGCAAGCTCAGCAGGTGTAAATTCCGGCTCAGGCAGAGCCATACCCCACACTGCTGCCCGTTGTCGAAAATCCGGCGACGGCTGCCAGACAGTAGTCATCGAAAATTTCCCGATCGGTTCGCTCAGGCCGTCCAGGTATTCAGGTTCGGCTGTCTGCAACGGCGCACCATTCGACTCACTGGTCGGAATACTCTCGCGCGCGTTATGTGTGGGGTTTAATTCTGTATCTGTATCTTTATCTGTATCTTTATCTGTCGTGACTTGTCGTGACAGATGCGTGACACGTCGTGACTCATCGTGACAATCAGCATTATGTTTCCGCAGCTTTTCCCGCTCCCGCTGCGCTCTCTTGCGCTCTGCCGGGGATTTTGCCGTTTGCGAAACGTTACCATTGTCCTCTTTCAGCACCTGACGTTTTTCCCATCCGGAAATAAGGTCACCATCCAGAACCCGCCCCTGCATTGCATGCAAAATTGAATCAATTACGTCTTCCGTCACATCAAGCGCACTTGCTAAATCTTCCGTCGTGACATCAATGTGACCACGTAGTGACACGCCGTGACATGTCGTGACATTTCGTGACGCGCTCACCAGAAGATGGATATACACTGCCATCACTGTTGCGATTGGCTGTCCTGATACCCTGGCAATCGTTCGCCACTTGGGGTCATTTGGCATGTCATGCCACAATCTGAGCCAGGCATTAGCCATACTCACCTCTTCTGATACCGAACTTTACCCTCGAACATCCGGAAGAAATCCGGCATGAATATTGTTGGTCAATGCACGACAACAGCATTACCAGGCTGACCCCCACTGTTAGTCAGGGTGCCCCAGGCGATCGCCGCTGCGACAAAATCATCCACATCTTTCACCAGCCGATCCCTCCGTTCGACGATCTCACGGTAATATTCAGAGCTGTGACTGCGCATACGGGCCACCAGCAGAGGCGGCATTGCCTTTTCGATCGCCGGTAACAGAGCCTGCATTTTTTCAACTGCATCAGGGGTGTCTTTCTCTATCCAGCGGAAAATTTTCTGGGTATTGCGAGCCAGGGCTTCCGGATGGCTGTCGTCGTACAGTTCAGGAAACGTCATACCCAACTCAAAATAAGCCTGGGTTATTCCAGCTGCCGGAACTTTTTCGCCATCAGGACGCGCCCAGGCATTCATCGCCATGCGGATGTGTTCATGCTTGATTTTCATGAATCCCCCCTTGGTTAGAAGGCGGATTATGATCAGAATCGGGAATGACAACCGTCGGTATGTGTAACTCATATTTGAGCGCCCCGGCAGTGACTGCCTGAATTAGCAACGCCCATTTCCACGGAACGTCTTCCCCCCACATGCTGACTGTGGTTTTTGACGTTCCTAGAGCGGCGGCTGTTTTAACAACTCCGCCAAAATAGCCTAATACTTCTGATTTTTTCATGAGTCGCTCCATAAAACTGAACGCCAAAAGTTTAATAATCAAAACCAAAGAAAGTCAAGAAACAAAACCATCTGTGTTTTAAAATCAAAACATGAACAAGCAAACAATATCTGAACGCATAACCCAACGTATGCATGCGCTAAACTTGAAAGGCAAAGACCTTGTCAATGCCACTGGCGCATCAAAAGGCTCCGTAAGTCAATGGATGAACGGTGGAGGAGCGCCGTCCTCGCGTTACATAAGTTCACTGGCAAAGATATTGAAAGTAAACGAAAATTGGCTTCTTAATGGAGGAGAGTTAAATACAGGTGATTCGCTTGATCTATCTTTACCGCCGATAAAAACGGTTCCGCTACTATCACTTCAGCAGGCAGCAAGCTGGAGTGATTATATGAAAAATTCCTCAATAACCTCTTGTGTGCAGCTTGTCGGAGAAATCCCGGCCAATACCTTTGCTGTTGTTCTAGAGAGTGACAGTATGTCGACATCTGGTGGTGGAGTTTCCATCCCAAATGGTTCAACAGTTTTTGTTGATCCCGATCGAATCGTACAACCAGGAAATATTGTCCTTGCCTTACCCAAAGGGACCACAACGCCTGTCATTCGCAAACTGGAGATAGAAGGGCCGGATATTCTTTTAGTCCCCACGAATCCTCGCTACCCTTCAATTATGCTGGATGATCTATCTTGCATATTGGGAGTATGCTTTAAAATTCAACAAGATATTTAACCAACCTCATCTATTTGATTAACTGTATGCCATCGTAGTGATGGCGTAACAGCTGCCTGCTTAAAATGTTTTGATAAAAAAACATTGACCTTAAATGTTCGTTTTTCTAAACTTCATTCATTCCCTCACCCCGCCCCACAGAATGCAGGGCAATACTTCGAGTTACCAGGCAGTGGTCAGGGGTTAAGTAGCCAGCCCGAGGCGTAAGAACATGACGGCAGGGTTCAACTTTAATAACTATGCAGCAGGTTTTTGTTCCGCTACCCCGGCGTTAAGGGGAAATGAGGTCAACATGGATACGCTCAATCTTGGCAACAACGAATCTCTGGTATGTGGCGTGTTCCCCAACCAGGACGGTACGTTCACCGCGATGACGTATACCAAAAGCAAAACGTTTAAAACTGAAGCTGGCGCGCGTCGCTGGTTAGCCAGAAACACTGACTGATGAGGTTGACGATGGAATTTAAAGATTTACCTCCTTCAATCCAGGAGATTGCAGCACACACACTTCGTCATCGTCTGAACGAACTTGAATTGGAATCGGTAACGAAAAAAGACACTGATAATATGGCTCGTAATGTGCGCGATGCGTTTACCGGATTGTATTTCTGTGCGTCTATAAATAAACACGACTCAGAGAGTGTGGCAAATAAAATTGCAGAAACGACAGCGCAAAACATCAATACGAAACCAACGGAAGAAGAAATTGATCAGTTTGCTCATGATGCTGGTTTAAAAAACAAGAAAGAAAAATCGCCATATGCGGGGAACATGTTTGTTTATGACAATCTCATCAGAATTCGTGGCGAAATTCCGGCGGAATACCTGGCAAGAGTCCATCAGGCATTGCTTAAAAATTTGGAAACAGAATTATTTGATGGCAACACTAACGGTTTCTTCATGGTATCAGGCCTTGAGAAAGACTGGGATGCAGAAAAACGCTGGAATGTTGCTACATGGTTATTCAGTAACAGAGCCGCTGCACTGGAAGCTTCGGCATGTATTTGCGGCCTGTTCTTAACAGACCACAAATATAATCTGGATGTGTACAGTTATATTTACGCTGAACACGGTCCACTCTGGATTGACTGGTAATTATAAGGAAACACCAGCAGGGCCGCGGCGACCAACAGAACGATTAAAATCAATAATGCCATTATAAAGGACATTATTTAATTTATCGTCGAATGCTGATTCTGTGAGCCTCAACTCTGAATGAGTTTTTAATAACCCTGATTGCCTGAGTTGATTTACCAGGCATTCAATCTGTTTTTCAATAAGCGGATTTCTTTTTTTGTTTGGCATTTTATCCTCCATTGAGGTTCTGGGTTAAAAATGGAGACCAACACGCTGTCACGTGTGGTCGTGCGCCGGACACGGATAAGAATCCGGTACTGACAGTTTACTGAAAGGATATTTCCCTGAAAAGTCAGTGCATAACGCGAAAGCGTACGGCGAAGCTCTTTCCCTTAGAAGGCTTGTCGTTAGATTTCTTCGAACGTGCGCTTCCGGTTGTGGCACTCCGCGAAATGGCGCGGCGGTAAGTATGGCGGGGTTATTCCTTCCCCATTGAGGACACCGGGTTGTCAGGTTGACCATACGCTTAAGTGACAACCCCGCTGCAACGCCCTCTGTTATCAATTTTCTGGTGACGTTTGGCGGTATCAGTTTTACTCCGTGGCTGCTCTGCCGCCCTTTTTAAAGTGAATTTTGTGATGCGGTGAATGCGGCTAAGCGCACGCGGAACAGTTAAAACCAAAAACAGTGTTATGGGTGGATTCTCTGTATCCGGCGTTAATTGTTAACTGGTTAACGTCACCTGGAGGCACCAGGCACTGCATCACAAAATTCATTGTTGAGGACGCGATAATGGAAACGTTATTACCAAACGTTAATACGTCTGAAGGTTGTTTTGATATTGGTGTTCTGCTCAGTAACCGGGAGTTTACTGAAGATGCCATTAACATGAGGAAATATGAGCCTTATCTGCTCAATGATAATTCCATACTTTCCCGAATTGCTCTTCTTGAACTTGGTATTTTCGGAGAACGTCAATGACTTCAGCATTTGCACTGATGATGACGGTTTTTCTTATAACGGGTGAATCACAGAATGTGATTACCGGAATTTATGCCAGTAAAGAATCCTGCCTCCAGGCAAGAGACGAGCAAAAAATTTCTGGTGAATGCCTCCCGGTAAAAAAAGTATCGCTGTACCTGAATAACGAAACACCGGCTGGATAACCCTCCAGCCATATTAACACCATACCAACGGATTAAAAATGCCAGCAATGGCAGGGATTTGTTCACCCTTAAATCTGTAATGAGGTTTATCAATGAGCACTGATAAAGAAGAATTTGCGCTATATTGCGAAGCAAAAAATGACAAAGTCAGAAAACGTCTGGGAATTAAAGGTGGTTTTTACTGGACTACAGCAAAAAAATTATCTGTTGCCATCTCCCGCTGCATTACCGCAATGGATGACAACGATTATGATGAAGACGACTTTAAAAAACCCGTTCGCGTCCATTTACCCGTTGTGAATGACCTTCCACCTGAAGGCGTGTTTGATACCGAATTCTGCAACCGATACGAAAAAGGCGGGGAAGATGGCATTACAATGGTATTTATCGCGCCCTCTCCCTCCGTGCAGGAGAAACCAGCCAGTACTGACAATACCAACGTCAACGGCGAAGACATGACGGAGATTGAGGAGAATATGCTCCTGCCGGTTTCTGGTCAGGAGCTGCCCATTCGCTGGCTTGCGCAACACGGCAGCGAAAAACCAGTAACGCACGTTGCACGGGAAGAACTTCAGGCATTACATATAGCACGGGCGGAAGAACTGCCGGCTGTTACTGCCTTGGCCATTTCTCACAAAACAAAGCTGCTCGACCCGCTGGAGATTCGCGACCTTCACAAACTGGTACGCGACACTGACAAAGTTTTCCCTAATCCCGGTAATTCAGACCTGGGACTGATAACTGCTTTTTTCGAGGCATACCTGGACGCTGACTACACTGATCGGGGTCTGCTGACAAAAGAGTGGATGAAAGGAAATCGTGTTTCGCGTATCACCCGTACGGCTTCCGGTGCAAATGCCGGTGGCGGGAACAAAACCGATCGCAATCCGAATTTAGTACACACCTTCGATACGCTGGATGTGGAGATTGCAGCAGCCACACTTCCGATGGATTTTAATATTTATGAAATTCCGGGCAGCGTTTATCGTCGCGCAAAAGAAATCGTCCTGAAAAGAGAAAGTCCGTTCAAAGAATGGTCCGCAGCACTTCGCGCAACCCCGGGTATTCTGGACTATTCCCGCGCCGCTATTTTTGCACTTATCCGGAGCGCTCACCCTGAGTTTTATCACTACCCGGGACGCCTTCAGGGGTATATCAACGCCTACTTAACGGAGACTGATCACGAGAACCCCAGCAAGGAAACTCTCACTGCTGCACGACATACACCGGAAAAAGATATCCTGGAAGAAGTTAACCGCGAACTGTCTGCTAAGCAGGAAACAGAAGAAGAAAATGATGAAGAAAAACCGCAACCATCTTGCGCAATGGCAGAATGATAATCAGAAGAAATCTGGCAAAAGACCGTTTTACAGTACCAAAAACACAGGCGGGAACCAATCGTGTGATTCACCTTATTAAGCCCGCAATCGACGCTCTCCGGAGTCAGATGGCACTAACGAGACTGAGCAAAGAGCATATCATCGATGTTCACCTCAGAGAATTCGGCAGAACAGAGAAACAAAAATGTACCTTTGTTTTTCAACCTGAAGTGTCAGCGAAAGTAAAAAATTATGGCGACCATTTTACCGTTGACTCAATAAGGCAGATGTGGGACGCAGCGGTAAAGCGTGCCGGAATCCGCCATCGCAAATCGTATCAGTCGAGACACACTTATGCCTGCTGGTCGTTAACAGCAGGAGCTAACCCGGCATTCATTGCAAACCAGATGGGCCATGCAGATGCGCAAATGGTGTTTCAGGTGTACGGGAAATGGATGTCAGAAAATAATAATGCGCAGGTAACGCTGTTAAATACACAGTTAAGCGAGTTTGCCCCAACCATGCCCCATAACGAAGCGATGAAAAGTTAATTTTTTATTTATCAATTAGTTAGATTGAATGACTCTTGAAATCCATAATTCATAGATGTTTTTTACTATTCTGTGGGTTTTTGGGTGTTTTCTAAGTTTTTTCAGATGGTTGTATTTTTTCTAAAAATCCCTAATCTCGATTTTGCTGTTTATTTGAGGCCTTTTTATGTCCCATATATGCCCCACAGATACCCCGCAGCCAAAATCAACAAAATGCCAAAAGGTTCTGTTCCTGCCCTGCAACAAGAAATGCTGCGACGTGTCAGTAAACGTTATGACGATGTAGAAGTGATCATCAAATCCACCAGCAACGATGGCCTTTCAGTTACTCGCACCGCCGATAAAGATTCTGCAAAAACTTTTGTTCAGGAGACGCTGAAAGATACCTGGGAGTCTGCTGACGAGTGGTTTGTTCGCTAATTAACGAGTAAAATCGACCCTGTACACGATTCTGTGTAAATGCCTTTTCTCAGAAGTGACCGTCCAGGCGGTCACCGAACTCGATAATAAAGCGGCTCATTGCCATACGCCAGTCCCGCAGTGGCATCGTCCATTTCTGTGAAGCCGCCTGGATTGCCAGCCACACGACCTTTTTCACTGAGTCATCCGTCGGGAACACCTTGCGTTTTTTGATGGCATGCCGGATTACGCTGTTCAGCGACTCGATGGCGTTGGTTGTGTAGATGACTTTGCGGATATCTGCCGGGTAAGCGAAGAACATCGCCAGGTTGGTCCAGTTTGCCTGCCAGCTCCGGCTTATCTGCGGGTAGCGACTGTCCCAGGCGCTGGCGAACGCTTCCAGCGCCTGCTGGCCTGCTTCTTCTGTGGGGGCCTGGTAGATGGCTTTCAGGTCGCGGGTGACGGCTTTGTAGTCCTTCCAGGAAACGAACCGCAGGCTGTTGCGCACCATATGCACGATGCACAGCTGGATGCGGGCTTCCGGATACACCGTGTTGATAGCGTCCGGGAAGCCTTTCAGCCCGTCGACACAGGCTATGAGAATATCGTTCAGGCCGCGGTTTTTTAGTTCAGTCAGCACATTGAGCCAGAACTTCGCTCCCTCGTTTTCGGCCAGCCACATACCCAGTAACTCTTTCTGGCCTTCGATATTGATACCCAGTGCGAGGAATACGGATTTATTGATTACGCGACTGTCCTGCCGAACCTTCAGGACAATACAGTCAAGATAAACAATGGGATAGACCGCATCCAGTGGCCGGTTTTGCCATTCGACTACCTGCTCCATAACGGCATCGGTGACCTTCGATACCAGCGCCGGTGAGACATCAGGTAAGCGTACAGCCTGAACCGTCTGGTCAGAATCTGACGAATTAGACAAAGTGGTGTCCACCAAATAAGTAGTGGGAACCAAAGTATCAGATATGCAGAAAAATGTGACTCCCGGCAGGCGAAAAGGCTGCCCTAATTATCCTCCCGAATTTAAACAGCAGCTCGTTGCTGCCTCCTGTGAACCCGGGATATCCATCTCAAAACTTGCTCTTGAAAATGGCATTAACGCAAATCTGTTGTTCAAATGGCGACAACAATGGCGCGAGGGAAAGCTGCTATTACCTTCTTCAGAGAGCCCCCAGCTACTTCCTGTGACTCTCGATGCAGCTGCCGAACAGCCAGAATCGCTCGCAGAGGACCCGGAAACCCTCAGTATCAGCTGTGAGGTAACGTTCCGGCACGGGACGCTCCGCTTCAATGGCAATGTCAGCGAAAAGCTCCTGACTCTGCTGATACAGGAACTGAAGCGATGATCCCGTTACCTTCCGGGACCAAAATTTGGCTGGTTGCCGGTATCACCGATATGAGAAATGGCTTCAACGGCCTGGCTGCGAAAGTACAAACGGCGCTGAAAGACGATCCCATGTCCGGCCATGTTTTCATTTTCCGGGGCCGCAGCGGCAGTCAGGTTAAACTGCTGTGGTCCACCGGTGACGGACTGTGCCTCCTGACCAAACGGCTGGAGCGTGGGCGCTTCGCCTGGCCGTCAGCCCGTGATGGCAAAGTGTTCCTTACGCAGGCGCAGCTGGCGATGCTGCTGGAAGGTATCGACTGGCGACAGCCTAAGCGGCTGCTGACCTCCCTGACCATGCTGTAAATCTCTTTATCCTGGTTGTCACAGAATAAGCCCGGTAAAATACGGGCTTATGAACGACATCTCTTCTGACGACATCTTCCTGCTGAAACAGCGCCTGGCCGAACAGGAAGCGCTGATCCACGCCCTGCAGGAAAAGCTGAGCAACCGGGAGCGCGAAATAGACCATCTGCAGGCGCAGCTGGATAAACTCCGCCGGATGAACTTCGGCAGTCGTTCCGAAAAAGTCTCCCGCCGTATCGCACAAATGGAAGCCGATCTGAACCGGCTTCAGAAAGAGAGCGATACGCTGACTGGTAGGGTGTATGACCCGGCAGTACAGCGTCCGTTGCGTCAGACCCGCACCCGTAAGCCGTTCCCTGAATCACTACCCCGTGACGAAAAGCGACTGTTGCCTGCGGCGCCGTGCTGCCCGAACTGCGGCGGTTCACTGAGCTATCTGGGCGAGGATACCGCCGAACAGCTGGAGTTGATGCGTAGCGCCTTCCGGGTTATCCGGACGGTACGGGAAAAACATGCCTGTACTCAGTGCGATGCCATCGTGCAGGCACCTGCACCTTCGCGGCCCATCGAGCGGGGTATCGCCGGACCGGGGCTGCTGGCCCGCGTGCTGACCTCGAAGTATGCAGAGCACACCCCGCTGTATCGCCAGTCAGAAATATACGGCCGGCAAGGTGTGGAGCTGAGGCGTTCACTGCTGTCGGGCTGGGTGGATGCATGCTGCCGGCTGCTGTCTCCGCTGGAAGAGGCGCTTCATGGCTATGTCATGACTGACGGCAAACTCCATGCCGATGATACCCCGGTCCAGGTACTGCTGCCGGGTAATAAGAAGACGAAGACCGGGCGGTTGTGGGCGTATGTTCGTGATGACCGCAATGCAGGGTCAGCGTTGGCACCTGCAGTGTGGTTCGCTTACAGCCCGGACAGAAAAGGCATCCATCCGCAGACTCATCTTGCCTGCTTCAGCGGTGTGCTGCAAGCGGATGCGTACGCCGGGTTCAACGAGCTGTATCGCAATGGTGGGATAACGGAAGCTGCCTGCTGGGCTCATGCCCGCCGAAAGATCCACGATGTGCACGTCCGCATCCCGTCAGCACTGACGGAAGAAGCCCTGGAGCAGATCGGTCAGTTGTACGCCATAGAGGCGGATATAAGGGGAATGCCGGCAGAGCAGCGGCTTGCTGAACGTCAGCGAAAAACGAAACCGTTGTTGAAATCCCTGGAAAGCTGGTTGCGTGAAAAGATGAAGACCCTGTCGCGACACTCAGAGTTGGCGAAGGCGTTCGCGTACGCACTTAACCAGTGGCCGGCACTGACGTACTATGCGAACGATGGCTGGGTGGAAATCGACAACAACATCGCTGAAAATGCCCTGCGGGCGGTCAGTCTGGGTCGTAAAAACTTCCTGTTCTTCGGCTCTGATCATGGTGGTGAGCGGGGAGCGCTACTGTACAGCCTGATCGGGACGTGCAAACTGAATGACGTGGATCCAGAAAGCTACCTTCGCCATGTGCTTGGCGTCATAGCAGACTGGCCGGTCAACCGGGTCAGCGAACTGCTTCCGTGGCGCATAGCACTGCCAGCTGAATAACACATCCCCGTCAATACGGCCCTCGCTGTACGCTTACGACATCAGCGTCATACAGCTCTTTAAACGCAGCCGCTATTTCGCGGGTTGTCAGGCCTTTGGCGTACAACGACAGGATCTGGTTATCCATCCCGGTGATCCGGGTCTGGTTTTTCTTCACAAGTTGCGGTTCAAAAGAGCCATCACGATCGCGCGGAGTGCGTAGTTCCAGGTGGCCATCACCGGTGATAACGGTCTTTGTGGAATAGCCATTGCGGGAGTTGGCACCCGGTTTAGGCTGGTTTTTATCGTAGCCCAGATGGTGGGACATTTCAGCGTTGAGAGCTGCCTCAACGCTGATTTTCTTCAGCAGGCGATCGAACTGGCTGAGATCTTCAGGGGTTTTGAGATTTTTGGCCAGTTCGTTAGCCAGAGCCTGCAACTGTTTTTCGTCCATAAATTAACCTGCTTTTGATGTTGGATTGAACATATCAAAATCAGGCAATTACACAAATCTATGTACAGGCTCCTCAGTAAATATCAATACGGTTCTGGCGAGCCGCTTACGATGCATGAGAATCACTAATAGTATGTAATTATTACATTTTATTTACAATGCTGTTTCTGTTGGTCTGCATCCATAATTATGAAATGCTGACTTATGGTGTCAAAATAACACATATTCCTTTCAATAATCATTTCTTTTACTATCTTTTCCCTGCTGAGAGGGTGGGGTAGATGTTCTCTTGTGAGATTCATGAACGCAGACTTATCATAAAGAGTGCATATGTTGGAGTTCAGTGCATTCTTGACAAAAACCCCTTTTTCTGGAACGCATAATGTTATTGGGCACTTAAGAAATTGTGTGTCGCAAGAGAATTCATCAGGATTTACAACAAATGAATGAGAATGGATTTTATTTTTAAGGGCGTTTTCGGCCCCTTTTTTCCATCCTATATTTGAAGATAATTGAAGCATAAAATCCTGAGATATTTGTGCAAAACTTCGTCCGTTGTTGATCTGCTGTTCCAGGTTGCGAGCAATAGTGTTTTGTCTCGCCATAAATATGGAGAAATGATTACTGCATACAGGATTTACTGTAAAACCATTGACTGATTCGATATAACGGATATCCATTTTATAACGTTCTTTTATGATTACAGTATCATTTTGATTTTGCTGCACAATATAACGTAAAGATGCTAGCTCATTCTCAGGTAAGATACTTCCTGCTGTGAAGTTTAAAAATATAGGCATGTTTTTTCTGTAATACAAGTCGATTGTTTGTGATTTCGCGCTGTAGGTATATTATCATTCATATTTAACTTCCTAAAGTATGACCTCGTAGGGAGATAAATGCAATACTTAAAGGTAGATTGAAATGATAAATTAGCGCTTGGTAAATCCAGAATTTCATAAAGAGAGAGGTGGTGTTTTTTCATAGCGCTGAGATGTAAGTTGCAACATGTATTATATGCAAGAGAATAGGGAGTACTGGATACATTAACTCTATGTAATCCATTCAAGATATTAATGCAATTGAAATAAATAAGAAACTCTAACTCTCTCCCCTCCCAGGAGAAATCCACCAATCTGCCCTTCCATTACCTGCTGACGCATCTCCGCCATCTCATTCGCGAATGAAGTCGATGATATATATGATACTAATCCAGGCATTACCATATTCCTTCATACAGATAAATATTTCCTCTGGGCTTCATAACAAACATCTCCCTGACATGACAACAAAAACCGGAGCCGGACTCCGGTTTTTGTGAATCCGTCGGCTATTTCATCCCGCCAATATTTCCCCGTCAGCACGCCAGATTTGCAGCGGCCTCACCACTCACTGTATATGCTTTTTAGCTGCATCCAGTACACCAATTACCACATCCTTATACCCTGAACATCTGTAGCATTTCATATAAGCAACTGGCAGTTAACATATAGCTTGGGTAATATTTATTTCACTTATCCTTTATGACAAAGTTTCCTTTGGTTTGGTCATAAATACATTGTTCTTGACTTACAATCATTGATGACGTTATTGGTTCTCGTGTTAGCGGGTGCTTCCCACCGTCGCGAACCAAATGAGAAAAAGAAACCGAATCAAATAAGGTACAAACCAAAGAACCTTCTGAATTTTTAACAAACACACCTTCTTCTGGTTTATCCAGTATAATTGGGCATCGAACCGCCTCGGATGGACACTGAAGGCTCTCCGTATTAACAGAAAACTTACATTGTGATATTTTCCCCTCAATATCACCATGTGATTGTGTGTTACCTGAACCTGAAACCATTCTTAACATTATATCCCTGAGCGCTTCAGGACCACCATTAAGCCCTGTAAGTAATAATCCAGAAAGCAAACTGTTATTGCCCCCACTCGCCAGAAAGCGACCATCCGTTTCACTATATGTGATACGGACCGTCTGCCCGCCTACTGTAATTTCTCCACCGCCACTGGCGGCCATTTGAGCACGAAGAACCTGCATTCAGGTGGAAAATGAATTGGATGCAATAGCTGATGTTAACGGCATGACAAAACTCCCTATTTAAATATTCATTCCAAACACAGGGAGTCATAACAAACAGCCCCCATACATGACAACAAAAACCGGAGCCGGACTCCGGTTTTTGTGAAGCTGTCGGGCTATTTCATCCCGCCAATATTTTCCCACGTCCCGTCAGCACGCAGGATTTGCAGCGGTCTTACCACGCACTGTATCTGCTTTTTATCCGCATCCAGTATCACCACCTGCGTGATTACCCTGTCCTGCTCCGGGATAATACCATTCTCATCGGACTCCAGAATGTCTGCCGGTCCCAGTCGCAGCTGTGCTGTAAGTAACTCCCCGTTTTCACGGTCATCATGCTTTCCGCAACCGCACAGACGCTGCATAATTTTTTTTAATATGTTCATGTCATTCTCCTGTTCTGCCTGTATCACTGCCCACTTCATCCAGCCCCTTAACATCCTGCCACGGCCCGTCACCAAACCTGACCTGCAAATGCTGAAAAAAACCCTGAACCCGTGTGGCATCTTTGGGGTCAAGAAAGGTCAGTCCGGTGATGAGTGCGCCATCTGTATCCGGGAACCAGCCATGGCTGTTTGTCTCAATAATGTTTCCCGGCCCCAGACGGAACCGTATTTGCGTCTCCCCCGGGTCGCCCTTCGGCCCCTGAGGTCCGGTTGCCCCCACCGGGCCAGCCGCACCTGTTTCTCCTTTCGGTCCCTGTGGGCCTGCCGGGCCTGCCGGGCCTGCCGGACCAGCATCACCTGCCGGCCCCCTTTCACCGGTTGCCCCTGCCGGACCGGTGTCTCCACGCTCTCCTTTATCTCCCTTCGGCCCCTGAGGACCCGCGGGACCCGGTTCCCCCTTTGGCCCGGGAGGCCCCACCACCGTGGGGATTCGGTTTACGGCCTCTTCCGCCGCTATCCTGCTTTGTTCCGCTGACTGTGCGCTTTCTGCTGACTCCCGGGCTTTTTCTGTTGCGGTCGTTGCATCCCTGGCTGCATTACCGGCTGCACTTTCTGCCGTCTTTTTTGACAACTCAGCATCTGCTGCACTTTGTGATGACTCACTGGCTTTTTGAGCGGCCGCAGAGGCCGAGGACGAGGACGCCTCCTCTGACTGCTTTGCAGCGGCTGCACTTTCTGCCGCCTGCCGGGCTGACTCCGATGCATCCCCTGCTGAAGTGTCAGCATTTGCCGCGCTCTCTTCTGCCTGACTGGCTGATATGCCGGCATTCCTCGCGGACGTCTCCGCCTCTCCGGCATTCTTCTTCGCCTCCTCAGCGTGACGCGCCGCTTCTTCCACCATCAGTTCAAAACGACGCAGTGCCTCCGGCCGGACGTCATCCTCCGACATGGCACCGAGAAAATCATTCAGCGTCCCCGGTTGAGAATCTTCATACACGGTGATGGTCCCGGCATGTGACGGCGGGAACCCTTCCACCAACAGAATAACGCTGTACTGACCGTACTCAACGTCCATGCTGTAACGACCGGCTTCATCCGGATTTTCAGAGGCCACCGTGTTCACCACCACCGTGGCGCTGTTACGTCTGGCTTTCAGTTGAATGGTGCAGTTCTCTACCGGTTTTCCTGTGCCGTCTTTCAGTACACCTGAAATCTTTACTGCCATATTCACCCCACAAAAAAGCCCGCCTGAACCGGCGGGCTGTCATAACACTGTGTTACCTGGCTAATCAGAACTTATAACCGACACCCACGATGAAACCGTCAGTGCGCCAGTCGCCACTGCCGGAGCCTTCATAAGCAATATCAATGGCCACGGATTCGGTCGGGTTAAACTGCACGCCAGCCCCCCACGCCAGAGACGTGTTGCTGTGGCGACCGTCATCACTTCCGGTCAGCACATCGTGCGTTTTCCCCTTGTTGTCAGTTACGCGAAGATAATCCCCGGAGAAAGTCGACACACGGCTGTAAGCCACACCCGCCATCGCATACGCGCTGAACCATTCATTCACGCGCACAGACGGCCCCGCCATTACGCTGAACCAGCGGTTACGCACGGAATCTTCATGCCAGCGGGTATCGCTGTAACGGGTAAGCTGGCGATTCTTGTCTCCTGCATAGCTGAATGACGTCACCAGCCCCAGCGTGTCCGTAAATTCATAACGGTATTTCACGTTAATCCCGTTAAGATTATCGCTACCGGGAGCGCTCGTCCGGGCATGAAGATACCCCGCGCTCAGCGTGGCCTGCTGCTCAGACGCCCATGCAGGCGCGCCGGATACGGCCAGACAGATGGCTGCGGACAAAATGGCGGCATAAAGTTTACGCATAATTACCTCTCGCTTTTCTGCAATAAAAAAGGCGCCATTTCTGGCGCCCGTATATGGGTTATAAAATTCAGCTGATACTGATGCCTGCGGTGGCTTTCTTCATCACCACAACCAGCAAATCGCTGATACTTGCTGTGGGATACCAGTTATTCACCAGCCATGCTGACACCGAAAACTCCAGCGTCATGTGACCGTGACCGGCAGGCATATCAATAACGCCACTGTAAATCAGCGTATTATCCAGCGCGGTACGGTTATAAATTTCAGCACCGTTTTTCCGCACTATCAGACGGCATGAGGAGTAAATATCAGTATGCTCTCTCTCTCATGTTTAGCGCCGCTGAATGCCACCGCCGGAATAACAATCTGCCGGTCAAACGGCTGATCGTCATAAACCCTGACGGTAATGGTCCCTGATGGCCACCGTTCCGGTGCACGGGAGTCCCGGGGGAAAGCTTTGCCCACTGTTTTAACGAGATCGCCTTCAATCTGGTTCGCGGACAGTTTTCCCAGAACCCGACAGTTCTCGTTAATCGTGACGTTGTTGAGCGTCCCGGAGTTCGCATTCACACTGCCACTGATATCCGCATTTTTAGCGGTCAGCTTTCCGTCTGATGTCAGGGAAAATGCCGGAGGATTGCCGCCACTGGTAATGGTGGGAGCCGTCAGATATTTCAGGAACACTTCATTCATGAATATCTGATCGCCCTGACCAACAAACATCGGCTTTGTGTTGCCATTCGCAGGATTAATCATCGCAATCCTGTCTGCCGCCAGCAGCACCTGACTCTGCATGCCGTCAGAGGTGTTCTCAATACCGGCACCGATACCCGCAATATAAAGGCGTCCGTCCTGCATCTGCTGCAGCTTCACTGCCCACATGCTGTTCAGGTTATTATTTGTATCAACCTGAACCTTCTGTATCTGCTGGATCGCTGCACTCTGGTCTTCCAGTTTCTTATTGACGGTCTGCGTGATTTCATTACTGACATCCGTGATGGACGTTCTGATTTCCGCCAGGTCAGGCGCAAGCTGACCGTTATCAATCTGAGTCCACAACTCCTGAGCCAGATGGGTTTTCCCTATCTCTCCTTTGAAAAAATCCAGATAGCCGGATGCATCATCACTCGGCTGGCCAACAGCCTCCACAAATGCCGATTTGCCAACGGTGTTCACACTGCGGATATAAAAGTAATAATCATGGCCCGGTTTGATATTGATACTGGCGGCTATCCAGTACAGCCCCGTGCCAAGGTAGCGGGCTGTGGTTTCAACCTGCCTGATATCGGTAATCCGCGTTTCCGAAAACCAGAACTCAAACTGTACCGTCGGGTCATACACCGCAAGACGCGGGACCGCTGTTATCTGAAAATAGCCCGGTGTCAGCTCAATCTGTGACGGCGCTGCCGGTGCGGCAATCCGGAACGATACCGACGCCGGATCGCCCTGCTGCCCCCACGCATTTACCGCCCGGACTGTCAGCCTGTAGTTCCCCGGCGCCAGTTGCGTGAAGCGGTATGTGGTTTCCGTCGTCCGGGCCGTGCTGACCAGCCGCTCACTGCCGTCATCCGCGGCCACGGTCAGGCGAAGCATAAAGCTCACGCCCTTCACCACCTTCGGCGTGTCCCATTTCGCCTGCGCCAGATACTGACCGTCAGCTGCGCTCACCTCCACCGTCAGGTGCTGCACTGCCGGAGGGATGACGCTGTTCAGGGTGCCTGACTGCGGCTCAAAGCGGGCACCGTTATCCACGATGGCTTCTTTTTCCGGTACGTGCTGCACCGCCGTGATGGCAAAGGTGCCGTCCGTGTTTTCCCGGACGGAGACACAGCGGAACAGGCGACGGCGCAGTGACGGCAGGGAGAGCCCCCACACACCGTATGTCTCCACGCCATCCGGCAGGGTGCTGACCTGTATCCGGTCCGGCGCGGGGTGTGCAGTGATGGCCACGCTCACCGGCTTACCGCTGCCGTTAATCAGGTTCACCGTGGCGGCACCGGTCTCCGGCAGGGTCACCTCACGGTCCAGTGTCAGGGTGCGGCTGGCGGCATCGATGGACAGGATACGTCCGCCGGTCATGGTCCCGGCATAGTCGTTATCACAGATTTCAATAATGTCACCGGGTGTGTGACGCAGCCCCTGTGACCCGAGCGTGAAATCCACCGTCTGCGTTTCCAGCAGTCCGGTCTTTATCACCCACAGCCCGGCACGGTGGGCCTGACCGCGACTGGTGCAGCCGAACGCATCCATCTTCAGCAGGTTGCGTCCGTAGCGCAGTATGGCTTCCGGGTCTTCCACCAGTTCCGTGGAGGTCTGCCAGCCGTTCTGCGGGTCGGTGTAATTCACCTCCACCGCCGTGTGGCGGTCCTTCAGGGCGCTGAAGCTGTAGCGAAACCCCACGCCGTTATCATCCACCACCACATCACTGCTGGTGTAGGGCCACACCACATCTGACGGACGGTCCTGCACAAACGTCAGCGTCTGCCCGTTCCATACCGGCATACAGCGCATCGCCGAGCAGAAATCACTGAGAACGTCCCACGCCTTACGCTGTTGTGACAGGTACGCATTGAAAGTCATCCGCGGCTCTGTGCCCCCGAAACCATCCGGGACCGTCTGGTCGCAGTACTGCGCAATGGCATACAGCGCCCACTTGTCCACATCCGCCGCCCCCAGGCGTTTTCCCATGCCGTAGCGCGGGTGAGTCAGCATGTCCCACAGGCACCAGGCCGGGTTGTTGCTGTATGCCGGTTTCAGGCTGCCGTCCCAGATGCCGCTGTACGTGCGTTTTTCCGGGTCATAGTTTGACGGCACCTGGATGATGCGACCGCGGATATGGTAGTTCACCGTCATCTGCTGACCGCCAAACTGCTCCGCATCCACCTGCAGCCCCACAATGGCCGTGTTCGGGTAGCACTGTTTCACATCGATGATTTCGGTGTATGACGACCACAGCGTTCTGTTCTGCAGCTGGTCCGTGGTGCTGTCCGCCGTCTCCCTGACCATCCGGATGTTAAAGGGCCGGGGCGGCAGATTATCCAGAATCACCGACGCCAGGAACTGCGAGGTGGTCTTGCCGTTAATGGTGACATCCTTTTCCGTCACCCAGTTACCGTTACGCTGCAACTGAATCAGCAGTCGGACAGAAGAGTGATTACGGTCGCCCTTTGAGGTGGTCTCCAACAGTGACTGCACCCCGAAGGTGACCCGCAGGCGGTCAATGTTCGCGGACGTAATGGTGCGCGTCACCGGCTTTGCCTTCGTCACTTCCACGCCCAGTGCGGTTTCCGCCCCGGAGGACTCAAAGCCTTCAGGTGGTGTCTGCTCCTGCTCCCCGGCGCGCCAGACCGCTGTCACACCATGTATCACAGGATTACCGTCCGTGTCCGTCAGCGGGGTTTTGTTCACCAGGATACTCTGCAGCCCCTTCACCGGACCTTCAATCGGCCCTTCACCAATGGCATCAATCACGCTCATCATCTGCGTGGACTTAAGATTGTCCTTTGCCTCTACCGGCGTGTGCGCCTTGCCGCCACCTTTGCCCATTGTCTCACCCTTTACTGTGATAACTGTTACGCACAAAAACAACAGGCATCCCGGAGGATGCCTGTATCATGACTGAATAAAACTTCTGAATATCTTCACATTTTCACAAACTGACTGTGGTGCTAATAATTTCTCTGCGTTAATGTTTTTTTGCCCGAGCACCAGAAACAAAAATAACTCCTTAACGTTAATCTTTGTCTGTCCCCGCAACTCTGCGGGATTTTTTTATTCTTTTTACCTCTGCCGCCCGATAACCACGACCGCCCGCCACAAAATTCACCGCATCCAGAAAACGGGCATACACCCGGCGGCGGACCACCGTGGCCCCCACCAGGCTCTGCAGGTCCTCCGCCATTCCGGTGACCAGACCGAACAGATTGGACACCGTCAGTGACGGGCGGGCACTGCTGCCCTTCCCGTTCATCTCAAAACCGCTGCCGTCAATCGGGTATGCCTGATATTCCCGCCCCTGCCAGGTGACCGCCTCCCCTTTTTCATTCAGCTCATTACAGAAAAAATACCGCTCACCGCCCTGCACCGTCAGGTCAATTTCCCAGAGCACCACCCGCGGTGACTGCTCTGATTTAACCGACTCGTTCAGACTTTCTTCATGAATGTCCTGCATCAGTTCACCACCTGCTCAATCGTACAGCTGAAATCACTGTACCGGGCGTTATCCGTGACGCTCCACTCCCGGCACACAACCCTCACCGTCCGGTTATGTTTCGGCGGTCGCCACAAAAAGGCACGGTAACCACCATGCCAGGATAAAAATTCATCCAGCCAGCGCCGGGTTGACTCATCCGTCACCCGGAACACCGCCTGAAACGTCTTCAGTTGAGGATTCAGCCCTGTGGGGCGGCGCTGTTCATAACCGTCACCAAACCGCACCCTCACCACCGACGGCTTCTCACTCACCTGCATCCCTTCACGCGGGACCAGATGCAGCGTTTTTATCTCAGCCACTCAGCATTCCTCCGTCACGTCGCATGGACAGCATCACCGCCTGCACCCGCTGGTCAATCAGCTGCACAAGACTGCCTGCCGCCTCCGGCCCTATCTGTCCGTTAGCCCCGTCATTCTGAATGGCGATGTGGTAGACCGGGGAATACACCAGACCAGCACTGCCGTTCATACTGCCCACGGCGCGTACGCCCAGCGAGCCATCCGCCGCCCGGGTCAGGGGCATAATAGCTTCAGGTCCGGCTTCCCCCATCAGCCCGGCCCCTTTTGCAAACGCAAAGTACGTGGGCGTGTCCACAATGCTGTTGCTGTACGCGCTCAGGTTTGCCGAGGTATACACGCCGCCTTTTGCATTGGCCACCGCTCCGCCCAGCCAGTCACCAATGCTGCCGAGAAATCCTCCCGCACCGGACATACCGTTTGCCGCCGTCTTAATTCCGTTGACAATGGCCGCATTCATAAGAACTTTTGATATTTCCTGCAGCACTGATGAGGCCCAGCTGCGCCATTCCACTTTATTTCCGTTCAGCATCTCCGTGATGTTATTCACCATCCCTGAGATACCCTCCGTCGCCAGCTGTGCTGCCTGTGAGGCGTAATCGGACGCATTATCCACCCAGTTACTGAATCCCTCCTGCAGCCCTTTCTGCCAGTCCGCACGCTGCACATCCGATTCGGCATAAAAGACTGCCTGGTCCTTAAGGCGTTCGCTCAGATACTGCGCGTTCTGTGCCAGAGCCTGTCTGTAAAAATCCTCACTGATATCCCCGGTCTGATACTGAGACTGAAGGTCCGCATCCTTCTGGCGGAAGCTGTCGCGGATCTGCTGCAACTCCCGCATGCGTTCTCTGGCTCGCTCCCCCTGCCCGTACCCCAGCAGTTCAGCATCATTCGACGCACGCGCAGCCGCATTCTCATTCTTCAGTGTCTCTTCCCGGGATCGCAACTGTTCCCGGATTTTTTGCTGGTCAATCAGGGTCGCGTTACGCAGCAGTTCCTGCTTCTGCATCTCCGTCAGGGTTTTCAGTTCACCCAGCGCTGTCTGGTATTTCAGCTTCGCCAGCTCTGTATTCTGCCCCACCAGTGCCAGTTGCTCTTTCTGCTGCTTCAGCAGCCGGGAAAAACTGTCTTCCGCTTTTTCCGTCTCTGATTTTCCACCCCGGGATTTGGGTTTATTCGCCTCGTTATTGCGCCAGGCTTCCAGGGCATTACTGATATAACGTTGTCTCGCCTCCTGATACGGATCACCCACAAAACCGAGGTCATCCGCCGCATACCCCAGTCGGACACGCTCTTTTTCTTCCCCTTTCAGTCTGGACAGGGCCAGCTCACGCTCTGTTTTTGTCAGGGCACTCTGCTGTTTATCATCCAGGGTGGCCTGCGGCAGCCGTAACGGTACATTCACCAGTCCCTGACGCTGCTGAAGCAGTTCATTCCCCAGCCCCAGCAGACGGTTGAATTCCGTATGCTGACCGTTCATAACCAGCATGGACTGGTACACCTTATTCTGCTCTGCCGCCTGCTGACGAATTAACGCCACACGACGGTCTTCCAGCCCGGCAAGCACATCCTGAATGGACTGCGCTTTTTCCTGCAGGGATTTCACCCGACTGGCCTGTTCATCAATCAGCCGGTTCTGCTCTGTCAGCGCCGCCCGTGTTCGTCCTTCATTATCTGAGGCTTCAGGCAAAGACATTGACGGCGTTTTATGCGCGATTTCATCTATCGTCAGTGCATACTGGCGCGCAGACTCCCTGGCCTGCTCCTGATTCTGGTACAGCGTGTACCATGCTGCAGCCCCCAGCATCACCAGTCCGGGTACGCCACCAACCAGCCCCAGCGCACCGCTCATCAGACGTGAGCCCACCGCCGTTGTACTGTTCAGCGCATTCTGGGCGGCGCTTCTGGCAGCAATATTTCTGTTCAGGCGTTCCTGTGTGGCCGCCAGACGGGCCTCTGCAGCAATCTGCATCTCCGTCCCGCGGGCTGCCGCCACGGCCTGCTGAGCACGGTACACGGCTGCCCTTGCCCGCGCCGTGGCAATCTGCGTTCCCCTGAACTGTGCTTCCGCCAGTGCAACTTCATTACGTGCAGCCGTCACAAGTCCTGCCGTGGCAGACATCGCTCCGGAGGCCATATTGCCAAAGTACCGGGCAACCCCGACGGCAACCAGCGCGCCCACGGCTGTTGCCACATTATCAATCTGTCCGGCAACACCGTTCAGCATGCCGGAGAGCGTTTTTGTCACCCCGCTGGCCTCATTCGCACCGCCCACCCAGGCCATAAAGGCGTTTTCCACCTTTGTGATACTACTGGAAACCGTTTCCGGCATGGCCGCATATTCATCACGTAATATCCCCAGCTGGCTGATTAACGCGGGGACCACTTTATCCGCTGTCAGTTTTCCGTCATCCGCCATTGCCTTCAGATCTTTACGGGCCACGCCCATACCCGCAGCCAGTGCACGTACGATCCGGTCACCACTTTCATTGACCGAATTAAACTCCTCACCACGCAATACACCCTGCGCCAGCGCCTGACTGAACTGGGTGATCACCGAGCCCGCCTCTGCCGTACTGGCACCGGAGATTTTCAGCCCTGTCGAAATGGCCTCCGTCACCTTCAGTACATCACCGGCACTGTAACCATATTCACGCATCGAGGCAGCCGAACGGGCAAACAGGGCCGCATTATCCGAAAATGCCGTGCCTGTCCGCTGGCTGATATCCATCAGCACTTTCTGTGATGACGCAAATTCATCGGATGACTGTGATGCCTGTTTCAGACGGGCATTTACGGAACTCCACTCATCCGCCAGTGAAATCAGGTGTCCGGAGGCAAAGGCACCGGCAAATGCGCCAGCCATTCCGACAGCAGAACCGCGAATTTCCGTCAACTGGCTGTTCAGTTCTGCCAGGGCACGTCGCTGCTCCCGGGCTGCCGCAGCGGCCTGACGCCCGCCATTCTGCAGGGTCCGGTAATATTCACTGCCCATACGGGACGCCCGCTGGATCTCCGACTGGAATGACTGTGAATTTGCCGAAATTTTGATAATCAGTTCACGTAACGTCGCCATTCACCTTTCTCCGGGCAAAAAAAAACCTGCCACAGCAGGTTTTCATCATTATTTATGACATTGCTGCAAGGCTCAGCGCGTCTTCCAGCGCCGCAAACGGATCCACCTCCGGCTTATCCTCATCCTCGCCCCAGCAGAGCATGGCGTCCTTCAGTGCAACATTCATCCCCTGTGCCCCGAAAACCGCTTTCACGATCTGTGCATTACGGATATCCCCGCGCTCATCACCCAGCGGGGATACCCTGTCGAACTCCATCCACATCATCGCCTCGCTCGCACTCAGGCTGTGCCGCAGTTCGGATAAGGTGCGCCCCAGACGGAGCGCAAGTCGCATCAGAAAGCGAATTTCCGGGCGGGCTACTTTTTTCTGGCCGACTCTGCATCAGCGATCAGTTCCAGTGCCTGACGCAGCAACCGGGCATGTACCGGACCATAGACGGCCAGCACCTGCTCACGGTCGTCCGGAGTGAACACCCGTTGCAGGTCAGTATCACACAGGACATCGCAGAACAGCGTCACATCCGCTTCCAGGTTACGGCGGGTTTTCGCCACCACCGACAGGGTATCGTCATCCTCTCCATCACCATTGAGCACTTCCTGCCACAGATACCAGGCCTCTGCCGAAGGCTCCCGCAGCACCACGCTGACATTTCTCCATTCCGGCACCTTCACCGTTTTATGACGGAACCCCGACAGTCTGGCCAGCGCCAGTGTTTTCAGATCTTTTGCCATAAGCCTTATCCGCCCGCACCATTAACCGTTACTGTACACGCATCAGAGGTAATGCTCTGCGGCTGTTCTGCAGAATCCGTTACCTCGCAGGTATAAGCCCCCTTATCACCTGACTGCGTATTGGCTTTACTGAAAGTGTCAGTAGTCTGTCCCTCTACCGGCTGACCATCCTTCTTCCAGGCGTGTTTATAAGGCGGCGTTCCCCCGTTGACACTGACTGACATTGTCAGCAGCGCACCGGTATTCACGGTAAGTGTCTTATCCGGATTTTTCACAAACGCCAGCGGTACCACAAAGGACACCGGTTTGCCTTTCAGACGCAGTGAGAACGTTGCAGCCACCACGCCGTTGGTACCGGATGACCAGGTGTGCTGGCGCACTTCCGCCAGGAATTTAAAGCCCTTACCGGACGGAAACAGCACCTTAAACGCATACAACGCGTCATTGTCATAGGCATCACGCAGGGCGTTCTGGGCCTGATTCAGATAAAAATTGCCCGACATGGAAATCTCAGACGACGCCCCCAGACCATTGATGTTCTCCTGCTCTGTGGAGCAGAGCGTGGTCACATCAATATCCTGTTTCTGCCCGGCGGTGAACTGCACTTCCTTGATGGTGCAGTCCAGGCGCAGATATTCCGCCTTATCCATAGTTTCAGCAGTCGCCGGGGCAGATGAAATCATCACCTGCGTCAGCTGTGAGCGTTCATACAAAGCAGACATTCTGCCTCCTGATAATAAAAAACCCGCACGCGGCGGGGTATGGGTTTTGTAGAAAAAAGAAAAAGTCACACCGTGACCTGAAACTCCAGGGTTGCACGGTAACAGCGGTTTTCCGGAATATAGTCCTGCATTTCACTGACGGATCCCGGGGCCAGCAGCATTATGGCTTCACGGGCGTCCTGACGTATCTGACGCGCCTGCGTCACAGTCCCGGCATAAACGTCTATCTGCACCGACACTGAGGACTCCGCCTGCCCGCCCATCACGTCCGCTGACACCGATGAAATCAGGCTGAAAACCACCCACGGAAGCGCCACCGACGGCCTGCCATCCAGCAGGGGGACCACATACGGGTACACCTGCCCGCCGGCAAGATGCGCCAGATGAGGATACAAATCCGCCTCCGTCATCGTCTCAGTACCTCATCAATGGCCCGGTTCATCCGCGCAATCGCCACCTGTGCCGCCTGTTCACTGCGCACATCAAATGCCGGGCGCACAAACGGGTGCGGTGGCATATTCACGGTCCCCATTTCCACAAACCGCCAGTAGAAAGCGTTGCGCGGGTTATCCGCCTTCATGGTGTTATCGCTGTTACCGGTGTCCGGATTAACACCCCGGATATGCACACCGGATTCCATCCCGCCATCGCGGGAGCGCCGGGAAAGGACCACCACATTGCGGCGCAGTTTTCCCCTGCGTACCGGTGCCCGTGACACCACTTCTTCTTTCAGCACATTCGCACCCGCACGGGTTGCCTCACGCAGCACCCGGTTATTTTCTGCACCACTCAGAAGCTGCAAATCGCGGCTGATGTCCTCCAGCCCCGAAAAATCCAGCAGGGTTTCGATCATTTTTCCCCTCCCAGCCGACAGAGAATTTCCAGACGTCCGCCGGTCGCATCCGGCACGGGCAGCCCGACAACGTTCAGGATCCGGTCACGCCAGGGACCACTCAGCACATGAAGTCGTGACGCTGCCGTGATTTCCCGACCGGACTGACCGCGCACCCAGATGCGGATTTCCGCCTGCGCCATTTCCGCACCGGACTGCATCCGCTCCCGGCTGCTCCTGCCCCGGATATCCGCATGAATTTTCCCGCATGACACCCATTCTTCCGTCATTTCTCCGGCAGCGTTACGGGTTAACACCGGGTTCAGAACACTTATCATCTGTGTCAGACGACCTGCAGATATTGCCATTCCCCCTCCTCATAACACCGTCGGACAACGCAAATCGTAAATCAGCACGGAAACAGAAAACGGCAGCTCCCCCTGAATCAGTTCTTCCCGCTCCGCAAGATCCGGATTCCGGTACAGCATCCCGGTCAGTCGCATGGCAGCCCCCTTCATCCGGGTTAATGCCTCGCCCGGGATCAGTTCACCGTCCTCACGAATCACCTTATCCCGGCTGCCCTGAATGTAGGCCAGCAGCACGGCGGTAGCCTGACGAACCTTGTCCATCAGCATGTCATCATCCGCGTCATGGTCGACACGCAGATGTGCCTTGATCTCTTCCAGTGTCAGTAATGCCGTCATTTTCAGCCTCCTGCATCCCGCCCACGTTTTGCAGCCAGGGTCCAGGCTGATGAATGAGCTTCTCCGGGTTTATCTTCGGTCATACTGTTGCAGTGCCACAGCGAGCCCCCCCACGTCACCGTATCGCCGGGGTGGTAGGTTTCACCGGCTCTGAACACACCGCGGTAGAGCATCACCGGCAGGGAAAATGTTTTTTCCGTACGCTGGCCACTGCTCTGCCGGACCACCACAGAGAACAACCGCTCACCCGTCATGCTGACGTCAATATCCGCCACCCGTCAACCAGGCATTCCCATCCCCGCATCCCGTGCGTTTTTTCATACGCCCGCCAGAGTCCGCCCTGGTGTGTGGCATACGTGCCCCGGGGAAAGGATTTTTGATCGTCAATGGCGGGGAGTATTTCCAGTGCCGTGGCATCACGCCCGTCCTGCGGAGCCGGCAGGGCACTCACCGCATCCAGAACCGCCTTCTGCAGAACATCCGGATCGTAGTCACGACCATCACGCGGAACAGGAATATGGCTTACCGCCTCTTTCACCATCTGTTCAAGCATCGGACGCACATCATCCGGGGTGAGACTTTTACCGTCTGCCGGCTGCGGAATATTTGCGACCGCATCATTCACCGCCTTCTGCAGTACTTCCGGATCATAGTCACGACCGTCGCGCGGAACAGGGATATGGCTTACCGCCTCCTTCACCATCTGTTCAAGCATCGGACGCACATCATCCGGGGTGAGACTTTTACCGTCCGCCGGCTGCGGAATATTTGCGACCGCATCATTCACCGCCTTCTGCAGTACTTCCGGATCGTAGTCACGACCATCACGCGGAACAGGGATATGGCTTACAGCCTCCTTCACCATCTGTTCAAGCATCGGACGCACATCATCCGGGGTGAGACTTTTACCGTCCGCCGGCTGCGGAATATTTGCGACCATCATTCACCGCCTGCTGCAGTACATCCGGATCATAATCACGACCATCACGCGGTACCGGAATGGCCCCCACAGCGTCATCCACCATCGCCTGCAGAACCGGACGCACCTCATCCACCGTCACATGCTTCTGTAATACCGCCGACAGGGAAGTCAGTTTCTCTTCAAACGCTTGTGCCTGCGAGGCCATCTTCCCCTCAAATGTGCGCTGTAAATCCGCCAGCACTGTGGAAAATTCTTCTCCCAGTGCACGAATAATGGACAGTTCCCGTTCCGTCATTTTCTCAGTATCCCCCTGAACATCGCTTTCACCGCATCATGCTCTGTTTCACTGATTGCCTTATTACCGTCAGATGCGCCGTCAGGCAGCTGTGATGAAACTGTTTTCCCGGCAGACGCGAACGGATCCTCACGGGCATCACGACGGGACAGCGCCTCCAGACTGTAGTTCTGCTGCTGAAGATACAGTGCATCACCGCCGGCCAGGGGCGGCAGGTTCTCCCGTTTACGGGCCTCATTGGGCGTGAGAAGCGTATTTTTCACCGCATCCCCCAGCGTTTTCATGCGCCGCTCACTGTCCATTCTCAGCAGCGTGGTGACATCAAATTCTGTACTCTCGTTTTCCCCCGTTTCCAGCGCCTCATCCAGTAACAGTTCAATGGACTCAATCAGCGTCTGCAGACACTGGGAATAATACTGCTGCTCCAGCGCCTCCACGTTGTCACTGGAAGGCGGGTGGCCAACGCCAATCTTGTAGGCCGGGACACGGAACACCGAACAGACAATTTCAGCCGTCATTTTCAGTTGTTCCACCGTCTGCGCATCCACCGGTGAAAACGTCGTGGGGGCTGTATTTTGCCCCGTTGCTCAGTATGGCCGTCTTCCCGGCATTTTCGCCCGTATATCCGCTGTCCCAGTTCCCCTTCAGTTTTTTCGCGTTTTCTTCCGTAATACTGCGGGGACCTCAATCACGCCTGATGGTCGCCCGCCATTTCTGAAAAAATACGTCGAATTTGCCTGAATATGATGCCCCTGCATGGCGGCCAGTCCTGCGGCATACACCGGCGGCAGCCCCACAAGCGGATGAAAAAAACAGTTAAAACGGTCGTGGATCACCTCCCGGGCAGGCACCGTCACCGACTCTGTGATCCCACAGTTCCGGTCCGGCGTGATGCGGTAGAACACCTCGCCGTCATCCGCCACCAGAGGTTCAACCCGGTTCCAGTCCAGAATACGCAGTTCTTTGATCTGCCCCCGGGGGTGCGGATTTTCAGCACCACCGTATTGCCGTGACGCAATTTGGAATTCAGCCACAGTTCAAAAAACTGGATGCGATTCTGCTGCGCATTAGGACGACGACAGAGACGGGCAGTATCTCCCTGCCGCTTTTCCCGGCGTATTCCCTGTACATCAGTCTGCATCAGGCGAAGCCGCATTTTGGCAATATCCTGGGATATCAGCGAAATGCATGAAAACACCGCGTGAAAGGACAAAACGGTTTCCGGATCGGCTTTCACCCCCTGCTGCCAGGCACCGGCAAAAGGCTCAGCCACCGCCTGAAACAGGGACCGCCAGCCCACTTCTCTTACGTCACGTCCTGATTTCTGGTTTTTTCGGGTTCGCCGCAAAAGGTTCCACATTCGCCATGCTCCGCATCACGTTTCTTTTTCTGACCTGCCGGACGTCGCGCTGTGATGTACTCCGCCTTCCCCAGGCGAACCAGCACCTCCGCACACGGCTGTGCCACATCACGGATATCCCCGGCCCGGGCATCATGCGTGCCCTGCAGATATCGGATCTTTGCCATAACCTGTTACGGGAGGCGCACGCCTCCCGTCCTCCTTATCAGACTCAGCCGCCGGACGCACTGCCGTAGTTCACTCCGGTGATCACCGCCACCGCCGCAGTACGGCGACGACGCCAGTTGATCCAGCGCTCCGCACGGATGGCCACGCTGCCTGTCTGGAACATGGAAACCAGCTCCACCGGGGACGGCGTGGTACTGTCGCCGCCCGGCTCAGACTGCATTTCCAGTGATGCCTCGCGGGACATATCCACTGCCACGCCGCCGTCATCCGCCAGATAAATATCCGGGGCATTCACCAGCACCAGCTGGTCACCCACGTACTGGGAGACAATCACCGGCAGCCCCTGGAAGGAGCCACCCAGCAGGGTCATGTCCGGGTATTCCTTCTGACCCAGCGCATTTTTACGCATGGACAGTGCCAGGGCATTGGTGCTGGACATCAGCCAGACCGCACCGGTGGGCTGCAGGTTTGCTGCCACAAACTGTCCAAACGCAGCCTCGGCATCCGCATCCGGGTTACCGGTTGATGCCGTGCCCTTCACATCATGGGTGATGGACGCCGGGGAGACATCTGCCACTGCGGCTTTTTTCGGGTCCACAAAGTCTGTATCCAGACGCGCCACCACCGCTTCCGCCAGCGCATTACGGACCAGTGCATCAGCAGCCGGACTGGAAAAACGGATCAATTCTTCCGTCAGTACCGCAATGGCCGACACCTTCGCATGACTGAAGGTGATGGATTCAAAATCAAACTTCGTCAGGGGTTTTGCCTTACCCTCACCCACCCAGCCGGCAGCACCGCCGGACACCTGGGCGTGCACACGGATATTGAATGGCACCTGACGAAGTGCAGGGATCCCGCCCTGACCAAATCGCCCGATAATGGTCTGCGGACGCAGGTAATCAATAAAGTCCTGTGCGTATTCCTGATATTCAGACAGGCTGCCTGCCCACTGCGGATCCGTGGTGGTCCCCGCGCCCACTGCCGATTTCAGGACATGATGCAGACGACTGTCATCCGGATACTGACGACGGGCCACTTCCAGGGCTTCAGATCGGACGCCTTTAGCCGCAGCCAGCGATTTGGCAAAGCGGGCGAAGCCAATCCCCTTATCCAGTTTCTGCTCCACACGGATCACCGGCGCAGAAGCCACCGCGGCCACATTCCCGTTACCGGCCTGTTTCACCGGCTGCGCCGTGGCGGCCTTACCGGCTTCCAGTTCACGCAGGCGCTTCAGGTGCGCATCCACCTGACGGATTTCCGCTGCGGTGTTGTCGTAATGCTCTTCCTCCTCCACATCCAGCGTGCGCCCTTCCTCTGCGGCTTTGGTCATGACCTCCTCAAGGGAGGCTGCCAGCGCTGCACGCTTGTTTTCAAAACTTTTAATCTGTTCGCCAATATTCATTATGGTCTTTTCCTTATGAAAAACGGTTGTTGACTGTGCCGCAGCGCCGGCAGAAGATGCGATTTTCACCACCGGTTTCCGGTTGCCGGACGCGGCAGAAAACGGGCGGTCGTAAGATTTAATGGTCCGGATGGTGCATTCCGCATTCGCGGGCACGGTGACGGCAGACACCTCCATCAGTTCCCAGCGCAGAAAATGCAGTCCGCCTCCGTCCAGAAAGGTGTATTCATGGGGACGGAAGCCCACGGACAGCCCCCTGACCAGCCCGGTCTTAATGGCCGCCCAGACCTCATCCAGCCGGGCAGCCAGTTGCGACGGCATATCCGGTACGGGCTTCACCAGTGTTGCCGTGATTTCCAGCCCTTCGCTGACCCGGCGCACCGTACACTGCCCCACCGGGCGGGAATGGTCATGCTGCCAGAGAAACGGGATCGCACTGCCAAACTCCGCGCCCTCCGGCTCCAGGATGTCACCATCCCGATCCGGAGAAGGCGTTGACGCAATCCCGGTGATCACCCGTTCATCCTCACTGAAGGATTTCACCGTCAGCAGGGAACAGGCCCGTTTAAGAGTCACATCAGCCTCCTGAAAATAAAAAAACCGCCGCAGCGGTTCATGATGGTTACAGTGTGAACAGGGTTATATGAAAAAAACCGCATATTCTTTCTTTTTCGGTTCCGGGTTAAGGGACATCAGGGAGACCGCATTGAACAGCGCCATCAGCGGGTCAATTTTTCCCCGTCCACTGGCCTGTTTGGTGATAAGAATGGCGTTACCTTTAGGCTCCACCCGGGCATTGCCGACACACCAGGCCATCAGGGGCTGGTCACCATGCACCAGCACCCCTTCAGCCAGTTTGCGCTCGGTGGTTTTAATGGCCCCGCCCAGTTTCCAGCCCTGGCTTATCCCCACCACAATTCCGTCGGGGATCCCGGCTTCCGCCAGTGAATCCAGAATCTGCCCCACCCCTGACGGGTCAATACCGATATGGTCCAGTAACTCAGCCTCATGAATGCGACGCACATATTCCGCCACTTCCGCCGTGTCATCCCCGACACGCCGGACAATGGTCATATCTCCACAGGCAACAAGATCCTGAAACCGGGACGCCTCGCTCTTCCGTCGGACCACCGCGGTTTCATGCGCCCAGGCATGGCCCCAGCCCAGCCATTCGCGGGTTTCCCTGTCACGGCCAATCACGTACATTCCCAGCAGATCATCCAGGCCCCCGCCGTCAATCCCCACCGTCACCACATCAGCGCGCTGCAGGATATCGTCCAGGCTGACGCGCCTGCCCTGCTGCTCCCAGAAATCCGCACCCGCCCAGCGGTCAGAACGCAGGGCAAGACCAATTTCCACATTGGCATGTTTTGACATGAAGCCACGAAATGCTTCCTCACCAGCCTCCCGGGCTTTACGGTACTCCCGGTACAGAAAAGCCTCATCCACCGAATAACCGAGATTCGGGTTAACCATGGCGAGGTTTTCCATCAGCAGGTGAGCCCCGCTTTCCACCATTTCAGGAGGATGCTCAAAAATCACCGGCAGAAAGTGCGGATCATGAATTTTGCCGTCACGGACATCCCGGGCGTACTGCAGTTTCTGTCTGAACACCCCGGCTGGCGGCTCATTCGACTGGGTGGTCGTATACACCACAAACCCTTCCGGGCGGGAGGCAAGGCCGCCTATGGCTTCACGTAACATGTCCTCCGCTTTGTACTGCTTGCCAAATAACCACAGTTCATCAATCAGCGTCCCCACGGACTTGATACCGGATACCGTATTCGGATCGGCAGCCACCACCTTCAGGGTGGTGTCCGTCACCCTGTGGGTGATGGTCCGGATATGTGTCTGCACCTGACAGAGGTCATCCAGATCATCGTCCCGTCGTACCATATCCCTGGCAGGGTTGAAGGCGTTAGCCGCCACCTCCACGGTCGGGGCCAGAATGGTGTAGCCCGCCGCCTGCCGCCAGTTCAGTAACAGCGCCGTCATCATGATCCCGGCAGCCAGCGTGGACTTGCTGTTTTTCTTGGGGATAAGGATAAAAACTTCCTTGATATGGCGTACACCGGTCTGCGCATCGTAGGAGCCAAACAGGGCCGCCACCAGGTCAAACACCCACTGTGCGCAGGACTCCCCGAACGTCGGGCTGCCCGGTGCATCCACAATCCGCAGTTGTTTAAAAATCGCCAGGGCATGTGCGGCCTGCTCCGGATAAATCGGAGCCGGAATAATCGACAGCCCCTTTTTCAGGCGCTCTGCCCAGTCCGGGCAGGCCGTGCTCCACACAGGTATCATCCGTTGCCCTCATTATCATTATTCACCACCAGGCGGGGTGGTGGTGGCACCGCAAAACGGTTAGCCGCTTTTTTCGCCGCGTCACCTTTTGCCGATTTTTTACCGGCATCCCCTTTTTTGTGGTGCGTGAACTGCGCCAGCTTATAAGCCGCATCCAGCGCCAGCCTGGGGTCGGTATTAATGTTCTCCACCAGAAGACGCCCCATCGCTTTCACCGGATCGGGAAGACCGTCCTCCATATACTCAATACCAGGAGATATCACCACGGGCGGTGGCATCTCCGGATTTGTTTCGTCCGGCTGTGGTATTGCAGCCGCCTCACGGCGACGGGGTTTATCCTCCGGCTCTGATTTTTTCTGCCGATAAACAGGAACCTCATCCACCTCCACCGTCTCGCACTGTTTACGGGCTATAAACGCAAGCACCTCCGGATCTTTTGCCAGCTGCGAGCCTTTAACCCTGGCTGTCTTCGCCGAATAACCGGCGGCAAGGGCTGACGCTGTTTTGTTTTTCCCGGACATGAGCGCCAGCGCAAATTTTCGTTTTTGCGTTGTCAGCACAGCCTCCTCCCGGGTCCAGAACGCACTCAGCCGGGTATGGTTCAGCCCATTTTTCCCGGCGTCTCATGCCGCAAATGTTAACTGCTGCCTGGTTAACATTTGCTGAAAAAGCCTGTTAACATTTTTTCCGCACAACAAACTGAATAATAAAGATAAAAACCGCAAAAATGCCCGGGCAGCCAGTTAACATGTTAACTGCCCTGAAACGGGAATTTTTTCTCTGCGTGAGAGGGGGCGCGGTGTCCAGGGCGATCGTTTTTTTTCGCCGGATGATCCCCCCCGGGTCTGGTCACAGGCCAGTGATTCCGTCGGCCCTGAGCGTGCCATCAGGAAGCTCAGGCAACGTCGGATCAGGCATACCACTCGCCGCTTCACTCGCTGACTTCTGGCGATGGCATTCAGTACAGAGGGTCCAGAGGTTCGTCTCCTCATTACCACCACCGAACTGAAGTGCAATGCGGTGATCGAGTTCACTGTCACAAAGGTCAACCACGCGTCTACAGAGACAACAGTGTCCGGCATCCCTCCGCCAGATACGACGTTTGAGGGAAACCCGGGCACTGCCACTGACACGACGCTGTTCCCCCCTCAGGACATTTATCCGCCGGGTGTTCAGAGTTTTGATTCTGCCCGGTAACGTACGAAGCACAGCCATGTAAAATCCTCGCCATATAGCTTGTCACCAGAGGAAAGAAAATGTCATCGAAAAACCGGCCCCGCAGAACAACAACCCGCAACATCCGATTTCCAAACCAGATGATTGAACAAATTAACATCGCTCTTGACCAGAAAGGTTCAGAAAATTTTTCTGCGTGGGTCATTGAATCTTGCCGCCGGGAGCTGGCAGCAGACATAAAATATGCCCGTCAGTTGACTATAAAAAAGAATGATACACAGTATGCTCTGCGATGGCTGTTCATATAACTATTTCTTTATATTGCTGAATTTATAAAAACTCACAGACATTAGCTGTATTAATTCCGAATTGAAATAATCAGCCATATAGAATAAAAATAAAGCATAACAATAATAATCTTCTACCCAATCAGTACATTACTGCTGTGACTCCAACACGGCAGTTTTTTTATTGAACAGATTCCAGTTTCTTCCACCATCGCACCGGACGGGCGACCATGAGGGGAGAACGCCGCGCTCCGTTTACGCGGTAAACCCCGGTGTGTATCGTTTTTGATTATCCCCGCACACTCTCGCAGAGGAGTCTCCCTGTCGGGCTGCGGTCTCTGTTAATGCAGGAATACGGCGACGATACGGCGCATCAGCAAAACTTAGTTCAGGCACTGAGTGCGGATATAGTCCTGTGCCCCTTCCAGCTGCTTCTGCATTGTCATCAACCGTTCTCTGAGGATGAAATAATCCCGTTCAGCGGTGTCTGCCAGTCGGGGGCCGGTTGCATTATCCACGCCGGAGGTGCCGGTGGCTTCACGCACGGTACCGGAGCAGGTGGCGTTGATCCGCAGGCGCTTACGACCAGCGGCAACATCAGCACGCAGAGTTTCATTTTCAGCTCTCGCATCGGCTAACTCCCTCGAGTATTTTGCATCGAGCGCAGCAACATCACGCTGGCGCACCTGCATGTCAGTAATGGTGGCATTCGCCTGTTCCAGCTCTCTGGCTTTTTTATCGCGCTGCGCTTTGTAGGTGAGCGCGTTGTCACGGTAATGGTTTGTTGCCAGCCACAGCGCACCATAGCCAACCGCCAGGACAATAATCACCACACACAGAACACGGTTCATCTCTCTTTCACCCCACCAGTCCCGATAACGTCAGGACTCGCCAGGCGGTGGAAAAGAAAATGGCAACCAGCATGACTAAAAATGAAATGCCGACAAGTACACAGAGGCTCTTCACCAGCGTTATGAGTTTATCTGATATCATTAGCCACCCCATCAATCCGCCTTTGTTATTTTCCCTTTGCCTGTATCAGCCAGGACAAAATCAATCAGCATATTCGCTTCATTTACCAGCGTACGGATTTTTGATACATGCGCGGCTTTAACCTGTTTCCACTCATTCAGCCCGGTAGCAAACACACTGGCAATGTTTTTATCCCGTTTCATGTCAGCACAAGCCTGGTTGAGTTCTTCCATCACGCTCATTTTACGGGGATTAACGACAAAACCCTTCGTCCAGTACTCGTAAAGAACATCGTCGCACTCTTCCTGATACCGGATGACCTTATCGCGGATTTCGGGTTTTACTTTGTTGGGATTAATGGTTTGTAGCCAGCCGGCAAGTTTTCGAAGTGGCATGGACACCATATTGCGTTGTTTCCCATCCTCAGCAACCATAACGATTTCCGTTATAGTTGACGCAAAACGCTGTCTTAACTTAGCCAACTGTGATTGCCAGGCCAGCCCCATCCCCGCAACGACAGGTTTCATGGGAACGTATGGTTCGCCATTATGGTTAACTACATAAAGAGAGTTGCCGTGAAACGGCACGGCCATCATATTCATCGGTTATTTCCTTTTAGTGATGAACCTTGTCTCACAGGAATCCAGCCCACAGAAAGGCACCGACAGCCAAACCGGTATCCTCAAGGGTCATCCTGAAAGGTTCTGTGTTGTGAGATGCGCGTGAGATGCGCAGAAATGACAAAGGCATCATTACGGTGCCTGAGTGTTAAACAACTGCTTTGACTTTATTCACTTACATTTTGCCAATTTGCAGGATTTCGTGTTATCCGTCCATGTAAGCAAACCTCATTTTTCAGCAAAATATTCTGCTTATCTGTCGATTCCCCAGCACGCCAGCGCGCTCTCCTGGTCACGACGGGATACCTGACCGTAACAGTTATTTGAGCGAATACGGCAGTCCCTGCCACCGTCCTTAATCCACCAGCGAATCGCTTCGCAGGCACCTTTTCGATCTCCTGCATTAATCCGTCTGTAAAACGTCGACGGGAAACACTTACCGGGGCCAATGTTGTACGGACAGAATGACGCGATCCCCGCTTTCTGGGGTTCGGTCAGCGGCACTCTGATGTTTTTCTCCACCCATGCCAGCGCCTTATCACGCTCAATGGCGTTAACCCGGTCGCATTTTTCCTTCGACAGCTTCATGCCAGGAATAACAGGCTTACCATCCCCCCGGGTGGCTCCACGGCAGATGGTCCAGATACCCGCACCATCACGGTATGCTGTGGTGTGGTTACCTTCCTTTTCATCCAGAAACTGGTCGAGGATTTCAGGCGCAGACGCCCCTGCACCAATCAGCGCCAGAACGGCAGCCGACAGGCCGTATCTGATTTTTGCGTTCATGGATATTTATCAGGGTTTATCGATTTCAAATCCCTGGATATGTTAAGTCTTCAGGCCAGCGGTGGAGTCTTCAGAGAACCCGTAATTATTCCCGGTAGTTTTCCTCTGTAGGTTATCAACACATCCTGCGCCTCTAAAATTACGGGACGCTTTTCCGGTAACGGACCATCCCCTTCACATAACCCGGCAGCAACATCCATGAAAAACTGCTTCGCCTGCTTTTTCGCCTCAGCTTCGTAAAACTCCAGCGTGGCACCTTCAGTACGGTCAAGACTAATCGCCACATCTGGCAACAACAGTGACGGATACCCACCAATTTCCGGTGCCACAGTAACAGTAATCTTATCCGGGTAATTATTTATCCCTTTAACAACCAGTTCGTATTTTTTCTTCATCACTTTACTCTCCCCGCGCCGCCTTACGCCGGTCTTCTTTAATCTTGAAATACAGGTTCGTCAGATATGTCAGCAGCCCAAACAGCAGACTCCCCAGCACGCCTATCGCCACCCACTGGGACGGAGAGACTTTGTCCAGCAGCTGCAGTAACCAGTATCCCGTCCCCACCGCTGACGTGGTGTATGACACACCCGTTGTGATTTTTTCCATCTGGTACATACCCCGTCTCCCGTTATCCGGAAGCTGACAACAATAAAAAAGCCACCAGTTAACTACTGATGGCTCTGATAACTCATGCAGGCGTCTCAGACGACCCACTGACACTACCGGTGAGTTTAACGATACCTTCCATTTGACTGGCTCACTTTTTATGATGATGCCGGTGCATTTATCTCCAGCACCAGACTTTCTATCTCAACGCCATACGCTGCATTTTTTGTAACATCCGTCAGCGTCAGCGCATTCAGTCCCAGTGTCAGACTGTCTTTTATAACCTGGAATGCCGGGCCAGCCACTCCATTCAGTTTCGGAGTAACCGTGGCACTGCCGGCGGTGAACACCAGCTCCAGCGTCTGCCAGTCGTTACCGTAATCGCCGAACTCCCCCAGCTTCGTGTTTCCGGCTTTCCTGTGATGCATCAGATTCACTCTGCCGTCAGTGGTCTGAGTGAAGTACGACATCAGGAACGGATTACCGGTACCCGTCATCGCCACACCATCAGGAACGGGAGCATCCGTATACAGATAAATCCCCAGCCCGAACTGATTGTTGGTCAGTGCGCCTGACAGGCGGAACTTACAGGTCAGTCTGCCGCCCTGTGTCAGCAGGGTAATTGCGTCATCCACCGGATGCGTCAGGGACCAGGTTTTATTGCTCTGCCTGGTGATCTTAAATACACCATCTGACAACTGAATTCCGCCATCCTTAATGCTCCAGCCCTGCGCAGCAGCCTCTCCGGCTGCCGGCAGCAGGGAGATTGTGCGAACGGACGTATCTGCAGACGGACCCGATGGCGTGTTGCCGCCGGGCGAGGGTTTGATTTCCGGTGCCTTACCACTGATGAAGGCTGAGGTGCGCCCGGCTGCGTTCAGAATAGCGGTTGCCATACGATCCGGAATAATGCTCCTGCGCGCCCATGAACTGAAATGTGTCGGGCGGTTTGATGATACCTGGTTTCCATTCGTTCTCGATGCCGCACCGTAATATCCTGATGCCGGAATATCCGGATCTTCTGCCGGCGCGTTAGTGGCGGTATTGACGCCGTTACCGTCTGTCATGAAGGGCACAAAATAAACGCCCTCACTCTCCCTGTTTTTGTACGCCCCGTAAATGGTGTTGTACTGGGTGCCGTAGGTATTTTTCCAGTAATACGTCGTGTCACCACAAATCCACGGCACATCTGCAGCACTGCCACCATGGCACTGCGCGTTAAACACGGAGAGGTCAGCACGAAACTGTGCCAGCATGGCTGTAAACAGCGCAGGTTGCTGTGCGTGGGTGGCGGCGCTCATGTCAAACTCTCCCTGCATCCAGCACACCGCCAGCAACACATTTTTCGGGTTCTTCTGTAATGCAGCTTTAGTGCGCGCAATCAGGTCCTGATATAACGGTTTACCCACACCCCAGCGCGCCGAATCCTGGCTGGCCCCCGCGTCCGCACTGAATGTCCCCTCCGCGCCCTGGGTGAATGCCGAACCACCACGACAGCATGGTACCAGCAGGATCCCCGCGTTATTCGGGATATACGGAAGCAGTTTTTTGGCAATATGTAAGCCCTGGCCGACACAGCCGTACTGCCCTTTGCTCAGGTCTGCCTTCGGATGATTCAGCGTACTCATATCCTGCACATCATGCAGGCAGTGGTCGGCCGGAATAATATCGTTATATCTGCAGGCAGCCCCACCCGGCGTAACTGTACTGCGGCGCGCCAGCTGTTTAATGCGCGGATCCGGAGCATCGTATGAATCCGGCAGCGGAAGCCCTTCACCGTAAGCCATGGCATTGGACTGCCCGGCCAGTACGATGACGTAGTACCAATCCGGCTCAGTTGCACCACTGACCACCACATCACCTTCTGCTGTAATCACCTGCATCAGGGTATAAGGGGTTATGGCCACCGGACTACCAAACGGCTGCCAGCCCTCTTTCAGTTTGTGTGTCAGCTTTTCCGCAAGGTCTGACGGCGACGCCGCCCTGACAACATCATAATGTTTAAATGTCATTATTCCTCCCCTTTCCGGGATTTTCCTCAACAGTTGCGGGCCACGGTCCGGCCACAAGGAGAATCAAAAGAGGAGAACCGCAGCCCGCAAAACGAAAAAGGCCGCGCAGTTGCGCAGCCTTATAAACCCTGGTTAAAATCCACACGATAAAAATGACAATGCAAGTATCTCATGCTGTTGCCCGAACCCACTCGGGCTTTTTTTTGCATGTAAAAAGGCTCCTGCGATGAGAAGCCTGGATATATGCCTAATCTCTGTATACAGCATGATGCCGGGTGCCTCCCGGTGAATTCTGCAATGACCAGACAGAATCCGCAACTTGCCTATACAATACGCAACCAAACATCTGTCATTATGCCCCGCCGCTCAGGGGGATTCATCATGCAGGATTTTTTTAACAAACGCTCAGCATGTCAGGCAACAGTCAACTGCCTGAATTGTGAGGCATTTAACATTTCACTGTCCGGTGTCTTTCCTGTAATAAAAAGCCCGCAAAAGAGAGTCAGGGCAGATAAGTGTGGTGTGGTGCGTTGTACTGGATTCGAACCAGTGACCGATTGCTTAGAAGGCAATTGCTCTGTCCGGCTGAGCTAACAACGCAGAATACCGATAATGGACCGCCACCGGGGACTCCGAATCTCGCACAGGGTGACGTTCTTTCCTGATGAGCTAGTGGCGGTTGGTGGCCCTTGCTGGATTTGAACCAGCGACCTGGCGATTATGAGTCGCTCGCTCTCACCGCTGAGCTAAAGGGCCGATTGCTGAATAATAACGACGCATGATTAACTCCGCAATCTCATCCGTTACGAATGATTAAATCCTGTACTTCCCGCACCGTCTGCTCAAAACGTTCAGTCTCCAGTTCAACGCCAGTTGCACGACGTCCCAGCGCCATCGCTGCTTTCACTGTCGACCCCGACCCCATGAAGAAATCTGCAACCAGGTCTCCCGGACGACTGCTTGCGCTGATTATCTGCTGCAACATTTCTGCCGGTTTTTCGCACGGATGTTTCCCTGGATAGTACTGCACCGGTTTATACGTCCACACATCGGTGTACGGCACCTGCACCGTCACACCGAAATACCGCCGCAGATGCTTATATTCACTCTGCAGCTCCGCATACTGTCGGTTCAGAGAGGCATACGTATCCACCAGCTGGTGGTGGGGCTTTTCCAGTTCACCCCGCTGATGCTTCTCTTCTGCCACCCGGGCAAACAGTGCCTGTAATTTCAGATAATCGCTTTCGTTCGGCAGCTGCCACTGACCGGCACTGAACCAGTGCGACACCATGTTTTTCTTTCCTGTGGCATCTGCAATCTGTTTTGCCGTTATCCCCAGGACAGCGCGCGCATCACGAAAGTAAGCAATCAGCGGGGCCATCACATGCTGTTTCAGTGTCCTACCCTTCGCCTCATACCCGGCATCTTTCGGACGATACGGCCCCTGATAATGCTCTGCGAACAGAATGCGCTCTGTGGCGGGGAAATACGCCCGCAGGCTTTCCTTGTTGCACCCGTTCCAGCGTCCGGACGGCTTTGCCCAGATGATATGGTTCAGCACGTTAAACCGCTCACGCATCATGATTTCGGTGTCAGATGCCAGACGATGGCCACAGAACAGGTAAAGACTTCCGGCAGGTTTCAGCACCCGCCAGAACTGCGCAAGACACTGGTCCAGCCACTTCAGGTAATCTTCATCACCCGCCCACTGGTTATCCCAGCCCTCGGGTTTCACTTTGAAGTACGGCGGGTCCGTGACTATCAGGTCAACAGAATTTTCGGGTAACGACCGCATAAATTCCAGGCAGTCGGCGTTGATTAACTCACAACTGGATATTTTTACAGTATTAAGCATGGATCATTAAGCCTGTCTCTGATAGGCTCATTCTGCTTTTGCGCAAAGCAGTGGGCCTGAGGTTTGCTTGTGAACCCAACGCATGAGCAGATGGCTGGTGGGTGCCCCTTACACCCACCAGCCGCCCATTTACCACAAATAAAAAAGCCTTCAGGACTGAAGGCGTCTGTAACAACCAAACTGATAGTCTGCCAGACCCGCCATAACCAGCTGGGTCAGTATTAACTGGCAGCGTTCGCGTGAAAGGTAAGTATTCTGCGCAATCTCCCCGACTGTCGCCGGGTCGGTAACGCTTAATTCATTAAACACCACTCTGGCGGTTTCTGTCATATCCTGCTGTTTCAGCATGTCTTTTTCCCTTTTCCGGTTAACGTGACACACCAATAACTCTTGTCGAAAAAGCCAGCAACCTGAAAGAACGGTATTAATAACCACCAGCGAATTTATTGCGCTGCTGTATATTACGGACACAAAAAAACCACCTTCCGGTGGCTTCCTTGTGCGAAAAAACTTGCATTTCGCCTCGCGATACAGCTTTGCGAAGCTTACAGGAATTCAAGCTGTTTCTGCGTAAAAAAGCAAGCTTTTTTTATCGAAATGAATCGTGCATAGGTACATAAAGCATGTGTTCAGCCACGGCTAACCAACCTGCAATACGTTTCTCACATGTGCTGAAACACCATTCCGGGTGAGTACGATTTAAACATTCTGCCATTTTTCTCTTACTCATTCCCCGTCCTTCGTACCTTTGCCGGAGAATATTGATTAGCCCGGGATATTCCCCAAGCACCTCACTGATAACGCGATCAATAATCAACGCCTCTGTGTCTGTACAATGTGACAACCAGCTCTTCTGCTTCCCTCTGGTCATATCCCGAAAAAATGCCTCAAGTTCCGGTTTTTCCAGCCCGGATTTCTTCATGCTGCGTAAAACCTCATTAACTGCTGTTTTCGTCAGCTTTTTCGAAACCAGTAACCGGTTAAACATATTTCCGGATTTACCCCCACCGATATACGACCACCGCCCCCACATCCGTAATTTCCCCTGGATCCAGACTGCTTCCAGCGTGTTCAGGCGTAAATGTTCGCCGCTTTTGCCTGTAATTTCCGGATATATCATATTTACGCTCACTCACTCTCAATTTTGTAAATCTTCACACCCAGCCGTCCACCAGATACTGGCTGACCACGTACAATATTGATTTCATCAAACTGCTCATCGTCCATTAACACTCCCGCATGCGTCAGCGCATCCAGCGGTGCTTTCAGAATATTGTCCAGGTCACGACGACGCTTATCCGGTGGCTCTGCAATAATTTTTATTGCCAGCCGTCCGGACAGGCTTAATTTCAGTCGCTGCTGGCGAACAATAAGCACCACTGCCCGGCGATAACGCTCCCCGGCTTTTGATACAAAATATGTGCTGCCACGGCGTCGCCAGTAAGTGTTCACCGTCGGCGGGTAAGGTAAAACCAAATCTATGAGCATCAGTCACCTCTTTTACCCGAGCACGCCAGTCGCAAAGGCGTGATCAAGAAAACGAAAAATTAAATCAACCTGGGAACCATGCTTTTCTTCGAACGCCAGCGGATCCGCATGAAGCTCGTTGTGATGCTCCCGACACAGCGGTAGCGTGAAAATATCGTGGGATTTTGTTCCCATTCCGCCCTGACCATGACCAATCAGATGATGAGGATCGTCCGCTGGCTTACCACAACACGCACACGGCTGTGTCTTTACCCAGCGTGTGTATTTCTCATTTACCCAGCGGCGACGTTTAGGTCGTTTCATGAAGGATTCCGGAGACTCCGGATCAACGGCAATGCTGACCACCGTCTTTTCCTGTGGTGGGTTTTGCTGGTGGGCGTGAGGCAGCGGCGCAAGATTTTTTGTGCGCTGCTTCAGTATGATGGTGGCGGTCTGCTCTCCCGGTACGATGTCGCTTTCACGGTACATTGAGCGGATTTTTTCCGCACGCAACCCCAGCGAACGACGTAATACCGCTTCCGGTAGCGCGTCCGCCACCTGATTGCGGACCGCCCACCAGGATAATTCAGCCAGAGATAATTCACGCTCCTGCGTACCGCTTATTGCGTGACCGATGACGTCAATCATCCATGCTGACAGGTTTTGATGAGCAAGTTGCTCGAGTGATTCGGATGTCTGGTCACGCAGCTGGTTGTCGCAGTGCCAGCACAACACCATTGCGCCGGTACCATAACGGTGAATAACGGTTTCACTGTGATGATAGTCACCATGAGGCCACTGGCAGGATTTGACATGACGCAACAGCCAGTCAGACAGTGCACCAGCGCCACCAACAGCACGAATCACACGCTCATTGCTGAAAAACGGCAGTAATGATTTATCCTCCGCCAGCGGCTGGCGAACGGCAGGGACGATGCCGGACGGCAGACCGCGCATGCTTTTCGGCTCCGGCTCCACAAGCACTCGAGGGTTATGGAATACCTGCATGGATTCACGGCCTGGTTTAAGGACCACCACCCCAAGTTCCGGTACCGGAACAGGTCGAAGTAATACCCGCACGTTACCTCCAGATGCGTTGCTGGAATGTGCGGGACGGACGCGGTGGGCGCTCGGAGTACGGCAGCCTGACGTAGATTATCCAGTGACGATAATCGAGGCTGAGGGCTTTCCTAAACTCATACCCACGTCTGCGGTAGTTCTGAATCAGCCATTCGGCCTGTTCTTCAGTGCATGGGGCGTGCCGGAACCAGTCAGATTTGAATGCATGAGAACGCCGCCCGTGCCTGCTGGCAAAGACGGCTGAATTATCAGAATTGTGTAGTCTGGAATTTTGCGCCATCGGCTTTCTCCGGTGGCACAGTGTTACTCAACAGGGGTTCAGCCCTGCGCTGAATTGTAGATGAATTCACTAATCTTCAAAAGCAGAAAAACCAGCCTTAATCCCAGCTTCTTTCAGAGACGGCAACGATGTGACAAATTCATTTGCACGCAAAATAAAACCATCCGTCACAAGCCCATCCACAAAATGAATTAACGCAGCTCCACTCTTCCTTTGTTGAGACTGTAAACATTTAATACGGCAGTGGCTGACAATAGCGCCCTTCTCAACGCGCACAGTATAGAGGCCATCTTCACTAAAAATTTCACGTAATTCTTCGATTCTCATCAACAGAATCCTTCCAGATAAATAGCACTCCCCTGTTCGGGGTCCATCCCTCTTCTCCCTGCGCGCTACTTAAGTATTTTTGATTCTATTCCGGCGCCGTCCGGAACTTCAAACGCGTTGAAAATAAAAACAAAAACCCGCCGAAGCGGGTTAAGTGCGGGTGCGTTGAGGATGCCTGACACATCAGAGGTGGCGAGGGATTTCTCCCCCGCCTGGTCTCTTACTCCTCAGGTTCGTAAGCTGTGAAGACAGCGACCTCCGTCTGGCCGGTTCGGATTCGTACCTCGCAGAGGTCTTTCCTCGTTACCAGTGCCGTCACTATGACGATTAAACAGATGACGATCAGGGCGATTAACATCGCCTTTTGCTGCTTCATAGCCTGCTTCTCCTTGACCTTTCGGTCCGTAAGAGGCAATCTATATGTGACGAGCATATAGGGGCCTCACTTCGATTTATAGTCGGGTGGGGCTTTTATCTATCTGCCGTTGGTGTTCATGCCCGAGGCAGATAGCCTCAAGCACCCGCAGCAATCCTACTTAACTCTGCCGTTACAGCAAACCGTTTTCGCCCGATATGGGAATTCCCATATCGGAATGAATTCAGTTCACCTGGCGAGGCTTAGCGTACAATTTTTTCCGTTTTGTGAGCTGCCCCTACATGCCGCTGGCGCGGCATCCGGAAAAAGAATCCACGTCCTGAAGGACGAGGATGTCAAGTGCCTTTCCTGGTCCAGCCATATTTTTTGAATGCAGGCGCCGCTTCATCGGTTTGTAGCCATTCTGCAAATCGACGGGTTTCATCATTTGCATCCTGACGTACTGTAATGTTCATATCACGCCATATCACGTAGTCTGGCGCTATTTCCACGACATCACCAATTTCTGGATTACTGGCTGCCCAGTCAGCCCAGGTTATCCAGACATCTGCTCCAGGCTGATTCTCAAGAGCCTTACGTGCAGTTCCGCTATTGGGCGCATATAAAATAATATTTTTTCGGATTGCGGCGACAGTTTCTATATTCCCTTTACGTCCGGCAATATCTTCCCAGACGCCAGTGCCTGATGTATTACTGGTACCACCACCATCATTAACAATTACGCCAATCCCAGGTCTGGTCAGGTCGTCAATACTCCGGATATTTTTAGGATTACCTTTCTTTACCAGTAAAATACTTTTTCGCAGATAAAGAGGCTGAATATCTTTTTCACTGAAGCTGTCTTTATGGTCCCGAATGATAGCCAGAGCAGATTGTTCTGATGCGCCAAACAAGATATCTGCATTTTTTTTGGCATCTTCATTCCATTTGTTCTGTGGGCCGTAATGAACGTTCACTATAATACCTGTTTTTTCGGCATAAAGTTTGGCTGCATCAAGCAAGGCTGTATGCGGGCCACCAGGACCATACAGATTGATATCAGCATAAGCAGCAGAAGACAGGAATATTAAAAAACCTGCCATTATGTTCCTCATAAAAAACTCCTTTTATTGGTTATCATGAAATAAAGTTATAAACACTACAAATAATATATATTACATCCAGATAAACTTATCCGACTTTACCTCGTGCATAGCTTGTTATTTAAAGTCAACAAAATAAGGAAAATTATACGCATATTGAAGAGTATAAACCTTACATGTTGATTACATTTTTGTAATCAACATCCTGTTTGGAATAGCCAGCCTTTAATGGATAACTATTTCTGACAATGCAATGAGTATAATCAAGTCCATCTTCCACTGAGAATTAGAGGCGGCATGCTTTTTCCGGCTCTTGCCGGATATCCGTAATTGTCCATAATCTGCAGATTTATACCTTCTGCATGACCTGTCAGCGAAAATTTGTCCGGTGTTTCTACGGGAATGACATCAAAAGTTACACGCACTCGCGTTACCGTGTAGACCTACTTTCCTGCACTTGCAAGATCACAGTGGTGTAACCGTAACAGGAATTTATTCTCTGGACCGGCAGTAAATCCCTGAGTGGCGTGGTTCCCATATCAATTTCCCGCCAGGCAGCCTCCATTGCCAGCGTACAGGCTGGAGCCATGACCTGCCCTTTAAATCTGGCCCGACCATCCCACCGGACGTGTTCTTCTCCCCTGAACTTAGGTACAGTCATCTCCAGTGGCACAAAAGTGTCAGCGCCATAATTTTTGACCGTTATCGCGCTACGGATATTTTGTTGACTGGTGAAAATCACCCCGCAGAATCAGGCTTATTCCCTTAACCTGGGCTTTCATCCTGACCGCCGCCTCACTACGACCAATCAGACTGCCGATGCATTTTACCTTCATTGTTAGTATCATGATTTCAGGCCTGCACCATCCGCTCATTGCCCGGACTTCCGACAAATCCCGGCAACCATATCCCGGTGCTTGTTCAGCTCCCGCAGCGCGGCGCAGACTCGCTCCCACTTCTGGACATGATTCTTCGCCCTACGCAGTTCGCGATTTGCCATATGCAGCGATGGCAAAATCAAATCATCTTCTCGCGTTGCAGTAAACGATGGCAGCGACTGCACAATGTCCGCCACAGTTTCTGTTTTAATATCTTCCTGTGTTGCATCTTTCTGTACCGGTAACGCAACACCGGCTGGCTGAGGAAAGGCTTTACCATCGGTTTCCGCTACCGATTCAACTTTCGGCTCTGCTGGTAAATTATCACCTGGTATGCAGTAACGAATTTTACCGTTCTGGTTTACGCGAATCAGACGACCTTTGCTGATTGCCATTGCCAGCGTTGAAGCAACTTTGCGGGATGTTGTACCGAACAGCGTAGCCAGTTCATCCGCCGTTTGTGGTCCGCGTTGTTCAATCGTCGCGGTTAAATCGCACTCTGAGATTTTCGCTTCTGTTGCCGTGGTGGTTTCTTCTGGCGCTGGCTGTTCCTGCTGAACGTTGTTATCAGCCACACGCCAGGTGTATACGCTTTTATCAACGAAGCCAGCCTTTTTCAGTTCCCACAGCTCGTTCAGTACTTCTTCACGACTGATATCAAGTCGCGCAGCCAGCTATACCGACGTGGCTTTTCCCATCGCTTTCAGTGCGTCAAAAACAGTCTCCATAAATTTCCTCCCGGTAAAAAATCACTTCTCAACTCAAACAAAACCAGCCGCTTTCCGGCGTTCATATTCCTGTTTCAGCAACTCAATTGGCGTTGGCCCCGACGGGCGTTTGGGGGCCGCCAGTTGTCGCCGGACTGGCGGAACGCTCAGGCCGTTACTAACATGCTTTGCCCATTTCGTCAGTTGCCGTTCTGCAAGCCGTTTTAATTCCCCTTCGGTCATCTGGCGCTCAATCCCCTTTGAACGCATCTCGAGGCAAATGTGATACAGCACAGGCTGAGACCACGGGTACTTATCACTTCCGTCGTATCGCCAGGACTCATTGCGCCAGCGGCGGTACTCCTCCATCACAGCATCCACCGTCAGACCGAATGGATTGGCTCCGCTTTTCGAAATCAGTGCCACAAACTCAGCCAGGTCCGGAGGCCATGTTTCACCCGCCCGGCAGCGGTCCATGCACTGGCGGCAGACCTGCCGGATTTGCTGCTCAGTCATCGCGCCAATCTGTGCAATCCAGAGCTTCGAAGGTGCGGCCCCGTTCTTCTGGATCCAGCGGTTCGAATAAACCACCCCCATGAGTTCCCACAGCTTCCAGGCCGTTTCCGTCGCTGATAAATCCGTTTTCACGTTCCCACTGCTCACGTGCTGCCCGAATTTCCTGAACTGCCCGTGATGCGGTGCCACCTGGTGCTGCTGCATGGTTTACCCCTTTGCTGACTGGTTTAACCTGCGCCCTGACGTGATTTACGTGACGGGCGAATTTCTGCTCCCACTGAATCTGCGTAAACACTTTCCCCTCCGCTGCCCAGTAGTCCCGGAAGGCGGCAAGTTCAGCAGGTGTAAATTCTGTCTCCGGCAAAGCCATCCCCCACAACGCAGCCCGTCGTCGAAAATCCCGTGACGGATACCAGCTATCGCTCATCGGGAATTTTCCGATGGGTTCGCTCAGGCCATACAGGAATACAGGGGGGGCTGCCTGTAACGACAAAACTTCCTGCTCACTGGTCGGAGCACTCTCGCGTGCGTTATGTGTGGGGTTTAGATCTTTGGGTTCCTTTGGGTTCCGTGATCCGTTTTTGGGTGTCTTTGATGGAAAATTTGGGTGTCTTTGGTTATTTTCCATGCAGCTAAGAGTTCTGTTTTTGGGTCTGTTTTGTGCTGAAACATAACCATTTTCGGTACTGTTTTTATTAACAGCACCAATTTTACCCACCTTTAAAGACTCCCGTTTTTGGGTGTATTCAGGCTCGGCAACACTTTCTTCTACACCGATAAGTCGGTACACCACAATTTGCTTTGTTCTGCCTTTTCTCTCACCGGTATCAACAATTAACCCAATCTCCATCAGGTGTCGTAAGCTGTCCTGCACAGTCTTTTTGTTCAGTTCCGTTACTTCTGCCAGTGCAGATACAGACGGGTATGCACACAAATCGGCACCGCACATATCAGCAAGCCAGGTCAATACTGACTTACTGGATGAACTGCCGGTTTTCACCTTTTTAGCCCATCGTAGTGCATCGATACTCATACGCCCCCCTGGCAGACATTTGTTTATCTGCAAAGTAATATTGGTATTGCTGACGATACGCGTGCTTGAAAGCAATAGCTTTTTCTATAAGCTCGTCAGTCTCACGTTCCACAACAACTGGATCCGCAAAAAGCAGCCCGGACTCCACCACATCGCCATATTCTTTGTTTAACCCGGCGATCATGTACGTAATGCTTTTTCCGTCAGTAATTTCACAATACAATCTGAAATCGCTGATCCGGATAGCCTCCATAATTGCCGGAATCAGCGCCGTGAATTTGTCACGCTTATCTCTGGTGTCGATAGCTTTCCAGCGTTCGAATATCTTCACCCGGTTAACGCCCAGCGCCCGTTGATCAACCTCGCCATCATTAAACGTGACGCGTTGAACATCGATGTTCGGGCGTTCTTTCAGAGCCCAGAATGCTTCCGTGATTAATATCGTCGCCTGCTCCTGTGTCATTCCTGGTCGGCATACCCAGGTATCCAGAGCCTCACAAACCTGTTCAGTGGTGATTTTCATTGTTCAACCGCCCCGCCCGCTTTGCCTTACGATATTCGTCATAAACTTTGGGGTCGTACTGAAGTTCCCCGCCGGATGCCTCTTGCAGGCGCATCGCGCGACCTTCAGGAACCAGTTCCCCCCATGCAGCAACGCTTGCCAGCCTAACTCCTGCGACATTGGCAAGCTTTGTTTTGCTGCCAAAAAACGCTATAGCATCAATTTTCAACATATCGAAACCCTTAGATTTTCCTAAGGAAACTAGATCGTAGAGAAACCTAAGTCAAGAAAAATTAGAATTACCTAATATGAAAAACGAAACCTTCGGTGCTCGCCTCTTATACAGGCGAAAAAAATTAAAACTGTCTCAGGCCGCATTAGGTAAGCTGGTCAAAGTCGCTCACGTAACAATTTCTCAATGGGAAAGAGATGAAACACAGCCAGCGGGGAAGAGATTATTCGCACTGAGCCAGGCGCTTCAGTGCTCGCCGACTTGGCTTCTTTTTGGAGATGAAGATAAGCAACCAGGCGAACCGATCCCAGATAATCAGCCAGTCAATCTGACAGAAGATCAAAAAGAGTTGCTTCAACTGTTCGACGCACTGCCTGAGTCAGAGCAAAAGGCTCTGTTGTCAGAGATGCGTGCTCGAGTTGAGAATTTCAACAAACTTTTTGAAGAACTACTCAAAGCTCGCAAAAGAAGCGCAAATAAATAACCCCCCTTTTTTTCGCAACTCTCTGTAATAAAAAGCACAAACTTTCAAATACTTGTGTTTTTTACATCAAGAAGCTTAGGTTTTTCTACACAAAAAGCTTGACCATAACTCTTAGGCTATTCTAAATTCTACTCATCAAGACACCGCACGGTGTTCTCAGCAAACAGTTCCGCTACCCGGCGTTAAGGGGAAGCAGAGGATTTCTCAGTGGGCGAGTCAAACATCAGAATGGAAGGCGTCCAGGGATCAGCAAAGAAACAGCGATGGCGCTTTATATTGATATCAGCGCCATTGCCGGACAGGTAAGAGTTATCAGAGCGGTAACTAAGCGGTATGCGCCTTTACTTCAGAAAGTCTCTGGTGAGTGCACCGAAGATATTGTCAACGATTTCGTCATCGAACTGCGAGGACTCATCTTCAGTTACAAGGTGACCACAATTTTTGCAGATGGCTCCCGCGAAACTGTCAGAGCCCTGCGGCTTAAAGGATGTGTCAAAGACTTAGCCACCACATTCTGGGCAAGAAAACTTGATTGTATTCATAACCAATTTCCTCTCGAGTAACAGACCCCTCAGAGGATACCACCTCGCCTGACGTGGTTAAAAAGCAGGCAACGCTAACCACAAGGAGCCGACATGCAGAAACGAGACCCCGTCATCATCGCGCCAGACTATACCGATGATGAACTTTATGAGTGGATGCACCAGAAAATTAAGGCGGTGCAGGACCTGAAATGGGCCAATGAAGCCAGGGCTAAGCAGGCTGAAAATCTGTCCGCTCTGGAGCAGGATATCACCAATCTGGAAAAAGCAGCGGCATTAAGCATTGCCAGAATGATTACATACCCACGTTAATAGCTAACCAACGAGGCTAATAATGGAATTTAAAGATTTACCAACGCCATTACAGGAAATGGCATCGAATATAGTTCGTTCACAACTGGCTACTCTTGACCTTAGTACCGCAGAAAAAGAAACCATCGATAATATGGTTCGTAATGTGCGCAATGCTTTTTCTGGGCTATATGGTTCTGATAATCAAAAGCAGGAAAGCGATGTTAATAAACGGGTAATTTCTGTTTGCGTGAATGGCCATGTTCTTTCATCAATCAAAACAGAAACGGCGACAGTCTTCGATTGCCTTTGCATTGTACAGAGCCTTGTTGATGCCCTGTTTCGTTCAGTGAATTTAGAAAATGATGCAAATCTGCGAGGGCGCATAATAGCACATCCATATGCACATACTTTAGGCTCTGTGGATATCAAAGATCCCACAAATCTTTAATGAAATAGTTAACGCGAATTGTACTTGCTCTTTCGGTTGCTTTCAGAATACGCGTTGAAACTGCTGGCGGTAATTTGGTATTCCATTTATTAAAATCATGCCCGGGAAAGTACTCTTCGAAAATACTTTTAACTGCAGACTCGCCTATTGAAATGCTGCTTACCATGCGATTTTGATAAAGGCATTTAGCAATAAGAGTTGATTTTAACATTCACCCTCCTGAGGGTTGGTAATTAAGGAGTTCTCCACGGGTGAAGTGGAGTGCGTGCGCCGGACACGGGTGAACATCCGGCACTGACAGTTTACTGAAAGGATATTTCTCTGAAAAGTCAGAGCATAACGCGAAATGGCGCAGCGGTAAGTATGGCGGGGTTATTCCTTCCCCGTTGAGGACACCGGGTTGTCAGGTTGACCATACGCTTAAGTGACAACCCCGCTGCAACGCCCTCTGTTATCAATTTTCTGGTGACGTTTGGCGGCATCTGTTTGCCCATGAACTGATGTCCGCCCTTTTTAAAGTGAATTTTGTGATGCAGTGAATGCGGCTAAGCGCACGCGGAACAGTTAAAACCAAAAACAGTGTTATGGGGGGATTCTCTGTATCCGGCGTTAATTGTTAACTGGTTAACGTCACCTGGAGGCACCAGGCACCGCATCACAAAATTCATTGTTGAGGACGCGATAATGGAAACGTTATTACCAAACGTTAATACGTCTGAAGGTTGTTTTGAAATTGGTGTCACTATCAGTAACCCTGTATTTACTGAAGATGCCATTAACAAGAGAAAACACGAACGGGAGTTATTAAATAAAATATGCATTCTTTCAATGCTGGCCCGTTTACGTCCGATACAAAAAGGATGCTGGCAATGAATACAGCATTTGCACTTGTTCTGACAGTTTTTCTTGTTTCCGGAGAGCCAGTTGATATTGCAGTCAGTGTTCACAGGACAATGCAGGAGTGTGTGACTGCAGCAACCGAACAGAAAATTCCCGGTAACTGTTACCCTGTCGATAAAGTTATTCACCAGGATAATAACGAAATCCCGGCAGGTCTTTAAAACAGTTCCGTAATAAACATCCGATTTCATTCTTATATGCCAGCAATGGCAGGGATTTGTTCACCCTTAAATCTGTAATGAGGTAAAACAAAATGAGTAAAGTCTTTATTTGCGCCGCCATTCCGGACGAACAGGCAATAAAGGAAGAAGGTGCAGTCGCTGTAGCCACTGCCATTGAAGCCGGTGATGAACGTCGCGCCCGCGCAAAATTTCACTGGCAATTCCTGGAGCATTATCCGGCTGCTCAGGACTGCGCTTATAAATTTCTTGTTTGCGAGGATAAACCCGGTATACCCCGCCCTGCCCTCGATTCCTGGGATGCTGAATATATGCAGGAAAACCGCTGGGATGAGGGGGCTGCTTCCTTTGTCCCGGTTGAGACTGAATCCGATCCGATGAACGTCGCTTTTGACAAGCTGGCCCCTGAAGTACAGAACGCTGTCATGGTTAAGTTCGACACATGTGAAAACATCACCGTTGATATGGTGATTAGCGCGCAGGAATTGTTGCAGGAAGACATGGCAACATTCGACGGACATATCGTTGAAGCGTTGATGAAAATGCCAGAAGTTAACGCCATGTATCCGGAGCTTAAGCTGCATGCCATCGGGTGGGTTAAGCATAAATGTAAGCCTGGTGCCAAATGGCCCGAAATTCAGGCAGAAATGCGCATCTGGAAAAAACGTCGCGAAGGTGAACGCAAGGAAACCGGAAAATACACGTCTGTTGTTGATCTCGCCCGCGCCAGAGTCCACCGACAGCACACTGAAAACTCAGCAGAAAAAATCCCCCCTGTCACTGCAGTCATTCGTCGCGAATATAAGCAGACATGGAAAACACTGGATGACGAACTGGCCTACGCTCTCTGGCCTGGTGATGTGGATGCCGGAAACATTGACGGCAGCATCCATCGCTGGGCAAAAAATGAAGTTATCGACAACGACCGCGAAGACTGGAAGCGTATCTCGGCATCAATGCGCAAACAGCCTGATGCCCTTCGCTACGACCGCCAGACTATTTTTGGCCTTGTCCGTGAACGTCCGATCGACATTCACAAAGACCCTGTGGCACTGAACAAATACATTACTGAATACCTGACTACAAAGGGCGTGTTTGAAGATGAAGGAACAAATCAGAGCGCAACTGACACTCTCTCGTCGCCAGTACCAGAAACTGATGCAGTGGAAACGGCAATTCCGGACAACGAAAAAACCGAATGCAAAGTGGAAGTCGAACCATCTGTAGAGCGTGAGGGGCCGTTCTACTTCCTCTTCACCGACAAGGATGGCGAAAAATACGGTCGCGCAAACAAACTTTCTGGTCTGGATAAGGCGCTGGCTGCCGGGGCTACTGAAATCACAAAAGAAGAATATTTTGCCCGAAAAAATGGCACATACACAGGCTTACCGCAAAATGCAAATACCGCACAAAATTCTGAACAACCAGAACCGGTAAAAGTTACCGCTGACGAAGTAAAGAAAATTATGCAGGCAGCCAATATCAGCCAGCCTGACGCCAATCAGTTGCTCGCCGCATCACGTGGTGAATTTGTTGCAGGGATTAGCGACCCGAATGATCCGAAATGGGTGAAGGGGATTGAAACCCGCGATTCTGTGAACCAGAACCAGCAAGAAACGGAACAGAACGACCAGAAAGCGGAACAAAACAGCCCAAATACGCAACAAAACGAGCCAGAAACGAAACAACCTGAGCCAGTAGCGCAACAGGAACCGGAAAAAGTCTGCACCGCCTGCGGTCAGACCGGCGGCGGCAACTGCCCTGATTGTGGCGCGGTGATGGGCGACGCAACATACCAGGAAACATTCGATGAAGAGTATCAGGTTGAAGTTCAGGAAGATGATCCGGAGGAAATGGAAGGCGCTGAACATCCACACAAGGAGAACACTGACGGCAATCAGCATCACGATAGCGATAATGAAACTGGCGAGACGGCAGATCACTCAATTAAGGTGAACGGTCATCAAGAAATCACATCCACCAGCAGGACGTGTGACCATCTAATGATCGACCTTGAAACCATGGGAAAAAATCCTGATGCCCCGATCATCTCAATAGGTGCAATATTTTTCGATCCGCAAACCGGAGATATGGGACCGGAATTTAGTAAGACTATCGATCTGGAAACTGCTGGCGGGGTCATTGATCGGGACACCATTAAATGGTGGCTTAAGCAATCACGCGAAGCGCAATCTGCCATTATGACCGATGAAATCCCGTTAGATGATGCACTATTACAATTGCGGGAATTTATCGACGAAAACTCCGGTGAATTTTTTGTTCAGGTCTGGGGAAATGGAGCCAACTTCGACAACACGATTTTGCGCCGTTCATACGAACGGCAGGGGATCCCCTGCCCGTGGCGTTACTACAACGATCGCGATGTACGCACAATCGTTGAGCTGGGGAAAGCCATAGACTTCGATGCCAGAACGGCTATTCCATTCGAAGGTGAGCGCCATAATGCACTTGATGACGCCCGTTACCAGGCAAAATACGTTTCAGTTATCTGGCAAAAACTGATCCCGAATCAGGCTGATTTTTAATGTTCAACCCCGGTCGTTGCCCACCAGCTATAGTGGCGGCGACCATGATTAGCGAACGACGCTCATGGCAAGACTTATTCTGCTCACTGAGTGGGCAAAAGAGGAATTCAGTGAACCGGTCCCAACTCCGAGTACGTTAAGTAAATACGCTAAAGCCGGAATGATATTTCCTCTCCCCAAAAAAGTTGGAAGACGCTGGCGAGTGGATCCGCAAGCTCGCTTTGTCGGAATGGTAAACAAGCCGGAGGTGATCGCCACAGATCACCCTGCTTTGAAGAGGATACTGGAAGATGGCGCGCCCGCGAAAATATAAAACCGATGTTCCGGGATTATCTCCGTATTTTGACAAAAGAAATAACAAAGTTTACTGGCGTTACAGGCATCCCATAACAGGCAAAAATCACGGTCTCGGCAGTATTGACCAGAAACTGGCAGAAACTATTGCAGCAGAAGCGAACAGCCGTCTTGCCCGGCAGCAAATGGAACAAATGCTCAGTCTGCAGGAGAAAATTATTAGTGATACCGGCGGTTCATCAACCGTTACCATTTTTCTGAATAATTACAGAAAAATTCAACAGGAAAGATATGAAAACGGCGAGATCAAACTCAACACGCTGAAACAGAAAGCGGCCCCTCTCAGGGTATTTGATGAACGTTTTGGCACCAGACCGTTAGATGCCATAACCGTAAAAGATGTGGTATCAGTACTGGAAGAGTACAAGGCCAGAGGACATAACAGAATGGGACAAATTTTCAGGAAAGTACTGATCGATGTTTTCCGGGAAGCTCAGCAAACGGGCGATGTCCCGCCAGGCTTTAACCCTGCAGAATCGGCAAAAAAACCGCAGGTGCGGATATCAAGACAGCGACTGACTTTTGATGAGTGGATGATGATTTATAACGCAGCGGAAAAGGATGGTTACTTTTTACAGCGCGGTATGCTGCTGGCACTGATGACAGGCCAGCGCCTTTCAGATATTTGCAAAATGCAATTTTCGGATATCCGGGATGGTTATCTTCATGTCGAACAGCAAAAAACAGGAACCCGGATTGCCATCCCTCTGGCTCTGCGTTGCGATAAATTAAATCTCACCCTGGATGATGTGGTGTCATCCTGCCGCGATTGCGTTCTTAGTCCGTGGCTATTGCACCACCATCACGCGAAAGGGACAGCTAAGCGCGGCGGGATGGTTAAGCCAGCAACATTAACCGTTGCATTTAAAAAAGCCCGGGATTCTGTGGATTACAACTGGCGTGCTAATGGCACCCCTCCCTCTTTCCATGAGCAGAGATCTTTATCAGAGCGATTGTTCAGAGAGCAGGGGGTTGATACCAAAATTTTGCTAGGCCATTCGAATCAAAAAATGACCGATATTTACAACGACGCACGCGGTAAGGAATGGAAAAAACTGGTCATTTGA